TAGATATGACGGACAGCGTTGGGTTAAACAAGAAGATAACGTAAGAATGACAATGACTCAAACAAACGATCGCAAAACTTATAAAACAGATTTTGTTAACAATACAAAATCAACCACTATTGGTGGCGAAACTGTTGAAGAAAGACAGAGTTTGTCTAAAGTACTTAGACCAAAGGCGGATAACTAATGCAACACTTTTATGACGGTCAGATAAGAAGATATATTACTCAGTTAATTAGAATGATGAGTAATTTTTCTTATAAAGACGGCGACGGTGATTTAAAACAAGTTCCTGTAATGTATGGAGATATCACCCGTCAAGTTGGTCATATTCTTAGAGATAATTCTGAGAACAAAGTTCCAAGTGCGCCACGTATGGCAATCTATATGACTGGTTTAGAATTAGACAGAGATCGTTTAGCAGATGCTACACACGTTAGTAAAGTTCATATTAGAGAAAGAGAATATGACTCTAATAATCAAGAATATTTAAACACACAAGGTAAAAATGTTACTGTTGAAAGACTAATGCCAACACCTTACATATTAACAGTTAATTGTGATATTTGGTCAACTAATACAGATCAAAAATTACAAATTATGGAACAAATTTTAATGCTGTTTAATCCAAGTTTGGAAATACAAACTACAGACAACTATGTTGACTGGACTAGTTTAAGTGTTGTAGATTTAGAAAGTGTTAATTGGAGTGGCAGAAGTATTCCGATGGGTACAGAAAGTGAAATTGACGTAGGCACACTAACATTTAAAACACCCATTTGGATTTCTCCTCCTGCTAAGGTTAAAAAGTTAGGTGTCATTACAAGTGTTATTATGAGTATTTTTAACGAAGAAGACGGTACTATTGATCTAGGCGAGGCAACACCTGAATACAAACGCTACGCTGATAGTTATGATGAGCAGGTCACACAAGCAGATACACTTTCTGATAATAGAACCGAATCTACTAAGAAAGATGCTTCAAGTATTGCTATTAGTGCTTACCAAGATTACGAACTATTAGTATTAGGAAATGAGGCACAGTTAATTTACAGAGGTGTTGTAGGTTCCACACTATGGTCACAATTTATTGACTCGATGCCTGGACAATTTAGACCAGGGTTAAGTCAACTACAATTAACTAGATCAGATTTATCAAGTAGTATTAATGGCGCTGTTGCTATTAATCCAAATGATCCTACTAAACTTGCAATTACTTGGGACCAAGATACTATTCCAAGCGACACTGTTATTACAGGTAGCACAGGTGATAGAAATAAAATTGATTATATTATTGATCCTAAAACATGGAACCCAGCAAGTGTTAAACAAGCAGGAATAAGAATATTATTGTTAGATAGTATTGGTGATCCTAGTAATGCTAGTGGTCCTACTGCTTGGAAAAACAATGACAATACAGACTTTATTGCAAGTGAAAATGACATTATTGAATGGGATGGCGCAAAATGGGTTATCTTGTTTGATGCAAGTACAGAAACCACAATCAAATACACTACTAATCTAAACACCGGAGTTCAGTATAAATGGACTGGCAGTGAATGGGTACTTTCTTTTGAAGGCGAATATCGAAACGGAACTTGGCGCATAGAATTCTAACTAATTATTAGTATGAGCCAGAAGATTTCGTGCAGTGGTGCATTATTTTATGCACTAGATACCAAAAGATTCTTATTCTTACACAGGACTCAAAGCAAACAAAATAATGTTTGGGGCCTTGTAGGCGGTACTGGTACGGCTGACGAAACTCCTATTGTTGCTCTTAAAAGAGAAATCAAAGAAGAAGTTGGTGATACTCCAAAAATCCTTAAAACAATACCTTTAGAAACTTTTGTAAGCACAGATGAGCAGTTTAACTTTCATACCTATTTGGTGGTTGTTAAACAAGAGTTTCTTCCTAGTCTAAATAAAGAACACGACGGTTATGCTTGGGCATCATTTAATAAATGGCCTAAACCATTGCATCAAGGATTACGCAATACCCTTCAAAACAAAACAAACCAAACCAAATTAAAAACAGTCTTTGATTTAATTGATTTGTTAGAGAATTAATATGATTAAAGTTTTTGGCGATATTATGTTAGATCGCTGGATTCACGGAGTAGCAGATAGAGTAAGTCCTGAAGCCCCTATTCCAGTTTTACGAGAAACAGAACAAAAATACAGTATCGGTGGTGCTGGAAATCTAGCATTAAACATTTCTTCTATAAACGGAGAAGTAGGCTTATATGGTTTTATTGGTGCTGACAAAGAAGGATACAAAATTTTAGAACTTTTAAAAGATACTAATTTAGAAGTTAACACATCAGTAGAAAATTATCCAACTACAACAAAAACAAGACTAGTTGGTCAGGGTGGACAGCATATTTTAAGATGGGACAGAGAAGAAAAATATAACGGATTTGGTGCTTTTGAAAAACTTAACAGTTCATTAACTAGCAGTGATATTGTTTGTGTTAGTGATTACAATAAAGGAACTATTCAAAAAGACACAATTAGTAATATTTTAAGAAAAACTGAGAAAGTTTTAGTTGATCCCAAACAAACACCCGAGTTTTATAAAGGTGCATATCTTGTTAAACCTAACATGAAAGAGTATAAGGATTGGTTTGGCGAATTTAAAAAAGAAACTGCACTTTTAAAAATGAAAGAATACGGGTGGAAGTACTTTGTAGTAACAGATGGTCCTCGAGGTATTCATGTTTTGGCTGATGATTTAAAATATAAACATTTTCAAGAACCTGTACACGAAGTTGCAGATGTTACCGGTGCAGGTGATACTGTTCTTGCTGTTATTGCTTATGGGTTAGAGCAAGGAATGTCAATTTTTGATAGTTGTCAAATGGCTTGCTATGCCGCGGCACGCACTGTTGAACATAGAGGTGTTGCAGTAATAACAAAAGATGATTTGAAACCTAAAGTTGTTTGGACTAATGGAGTATTTGACCTATTACATGAAGGACATTTTCAACTATTAAAATTTGCCAAGTCAAAAGGTAAAAAATTAATTGTTGGTATTAACAGTGATAACAGTACAAAACGACTAAAAGGTGAAAACCGTCCTATTAATAATCAACTGCAACGTAAAATCAACCTCGAGTTGTTACCATGGGTTGATGAAGTTATTATATTTGACGAAGACACGCCACTCGAAACACTAAAACGAGTAAATCCGGACTTGATTATTAAAGGCGGAGATTATACAATTGAAACAGTTGTCGGTCATGAACTGTATCCTGTTGAAATTTTTCCAACAGTTGAAGGTAGTTCGACAACAAGCATTATAGAGAAAATAAAAGAATGAAAATTTTAGTAACAGGAAACAAAGGTTTTATTGGAAGTAATCTTGCTTCATACCTAAAGTATAAAGGGCACGATGTAGAAGGTTGGGAATGGCAAGAAAACAAGTACCCGGATGCTTCATTATACGATCGTGTTATCCATTTAGGTGCTATTTCAAGTACTACTGAACATGATGTAGAAAAAGTATTAAAGCAAAACTATGAATTTACAATGAAACTAATTGAAATCTGTGATATGATGGGTACCAGCATACAATATGCTAGTTCAGCAAGTGTATACGGTCCTGGTTATGACGGATTTTGTGAGGATTCAAAATGTTTCCCTCAGAGTCCGTATGCTTGGAGCAAGTATTTGATCGATAGATGGATTAACGAATTTAAAAACGATTTTAAAATCAGCATCCAGGGATTTAGATATTTTAATGTTTACGGTCACGGTGAAGGTCACAAGGCTAATCAAGCCAGTCCAGTAACTAAATTTACAAAACAAGCCAAAGAAACAGGCGAAATTTTACTTTTTGAAAACAGTGAAAACTATCTTCGTGACTTCATTAGCGTACAAGACGTTTGCTTAATTCACGAAAAGATGTTAGAGGTTGATGAAAGTGGTATTTTTAACGTAGGCACTGGTGTAGCACGTTCTTTTAAGAGTATTGCTGAAGCAGTGGCTAAAAAATACAATGCAAAAATTGTACAAATTCCTATGCCTGAGAATTTACGTGGTCAATATCAAGAATACACTTGTGCTGATATGAAAAATACTCTATCACACATCGATCATTCCTTTATCAGACCGGAAGAATGGATACATGAGTCAAAATAAAAATAATTGTAAAGTTGAGTGGTGGAGTGTAGTTCCGGGGTTATCAAAAGTAGAACCAATACAACCAGCCACTAAATTTTTACCTAACTGGTTTAAAAATATGCCTCAATTTTTACAAGAGGACAATTACACTGACAAAGGTACACTAAAAAATTGTCCTGGCTTTGTAGATTATTTTAAAAATGCCTATGTAGTTACTATGTGGTGTGATTTTCACATAAAAGTTGATAAAGATAACTTTGCATGGCATTCAAGTAATGAAGATTTTACCATGAGTTTACATTATGGTGAGCAATTTAGAAATCATTTACCAGAAAATGTAAAAAATCAGTTTTTATGTGTTGCAAAAACAGATTGCCCTTGGCGTGTACGCACAAGTCCAGGTTGGGCAATGATGCAATTACCAATGTTTTATGATTTTAATGAAATTTTTGAGTGTATGCCCGGTGTAACACATACCGAATGGAGCCATCAGGTTAATCAACAACTACTAATTAAAAAAGAAGGTGAATTTTTGATAGAAAAAGGTACACCTTTAGCAATGTATGTGCCAATTAAACTTGCAGACATGAATTTTTCGGTACAAGACGAAGATAAAGAAAAATATGAAGCAAGTTTTATCAGTAATATGATATTTCAAAGTAAATTTCGAGGTGCATATAAAAAATTTAGAGATAAATGGAGTAAAAAATGAGTCGACTTGAAGGTAAAGTAGAAAAAGGCTGGGGTTACGAGTTAATCTGGGCAACCAACGACAAGTACTGTGGTAAAATTATGGTATTTGAAAAAGCAGGCTCAAAATTTTCCATGCATTTTCATAAAGAGAAGGACGAAACGTGGTTTGTTAACAGTGGACGCTTTGAAGTTAAATGGATTGATACAAAAGATGCTGTTTTATATACAAAAGAACTTGCTCCTGGCGACACTTGGCATAATCCTCCATTACAACCACACCAACTTATAGCATTAGAGCCTAATAGTTCTATTAGTGAAGTAAGTACACCTGATAGTGTTGAAGATAACTACCGCATTATACCAGGTGACAGTCAAAAAGACGTTATAAAGAAAAATAATCCACCGCCGACTTTAGATTAAGCCTGTGCTTCCGACCAACGTAGTACAATATTACTGGTAATACCCGCGCCTGACGTCTTATACACGTTAATTGCTAGTACGTCTGGCCCGTTCGGGAATGTACCTCTACCACCTAGTGTAGTGTTGGTCAATTCTTTAATGAACGACAAGTCTAGTGTTGAACGCTCTCCAGGTTGTGCAATGAATGAGAAGATTGTTTCACCTGGTTGAGCAAACGGTGGTTGCACAAATTCAAATTCAATAGTTGTAGTACCTGCAGTAATAGCACTGTTGTCTGAAGTTTGGTTAAACACAACACTGTAATATTCAGTACTGTTATAACTTTCTAAAGTTAATGACGTTACCTGTGTTCCTGCTGGGAATCTAGTGTCACTTACGTTTGTACCTTGTGCTACACCAGCATTTTCAAAACTAGTCTTATTAAAGAAGATGTTGTTAGTAGGTGCATCTTTAAATGTTCTCTTAAATGTTAAGTTAACATTTCCACTAGTAACGTTTTGTAACCCATTTGAACTTAGATAGATTGGTCTAATTGTTCCAGAAGAAGCAGAAGAAGTTGTCCATGAACCAATCTGTGTAATAGTAGTTCCTGCAGGGAAGTATGTTGGAGAATCAATTTCAATACCAGTTTGGAATAAATCTGTGTTAGCAGAATAAAATGACTCTTGAATCCAGAAGAAGTTTCTTCCTGTTCTTACAGCATTATCCCAGTAATCGTTATTGCTTCTATATCCTCTATCAACACCTGTGATACTTGCAGTAATTGGTGCTTGGGTAGTAACGTCAGCAGTAGTCGGAATGTCACCTGAGTTCCAGTTAGTAGAACCACCTGGTGCTACCTGTGCAAAACTTGGCTGTCCACCTTGTGCAAGTCCTGATAGCCCCTGCCAACCAACGTCTGATGGGTTAAGTGGATAGTTCTGTGGATTCAAAATACCTTCAATAACAATACCGCCCGTGTCCCCTGTTGTAGGTTGGTCTGTTGTAATCTCAAGACCTTCAAGTAGTAACTGTGCTCTGTTTAGAAGTTCACGTTCACCTAAGTCTCCAACTAGTGCGTTGGACACTGATGGCGCTAGTCTAAGCAAGAATGATGTTGTTCTTGTTGTAGTAACTTGAACTCCGGTTGATTTGTATGAGAATAAGTATCCTCTATCACTGTCAAAACCACCATCTGTAATAAATGCAGAACCCCAGTGTGAAATATTTGGAGAAGCAGTGTTACTAATTAACACAACTCCTGTGTTTCTTGTATGTGCTTCTGCTCCACCACCGGAATATGTTCTTGTAGCACCTGATGCAAAGTTAGTCATTGTTGCGGCTCTAGTACAACCAGTTAAGTTTTTACCACTTATACCAGTAAATCTAATCATTTCACCATCAATGTAAACAACGCCACCATCTGGTGGGAAGAAACTAGCCTCTTGCAATGGAATAAATTGCTGTGAATCATCCATATCTTGTGATAGTTTGCCACTTGGTCCTTCATTGGTAATTTCATAACGCACCGGCATATTACCTGTACGCATAAATGCTTCTGTGTTTACGTTTGAGTTTCTCATTCTGTGCATGAATACAAACTCACCATTTGAACCACGTAGCATATAGTCAATAAAACCAGCACCATACCATGAATACTGAATACCAACCATCTGCATCTTACTGATGTCAATGTTGTATCCGCTTGGTCCAGTACCGTCACCTCGGTCTTTGTTAAAGTTCTTTTGTTCTGTTTTCTTGTCTCTAACCAAACAAATCTTACTTGCTCTAACATCTGTAACACCACGGAAGTCAGGTGCAACATACATAGTAGTATTATTAACAACATTTGTTACAACGTGTGTCATACCTTTAAGCACAATTCTGTCGCCTGCTTTTAATTGTTCTCTAAATCTTGTTCCACTACCTGTAACAGTGTTTGCATCTACTTCGATATCCACAACACCTGCTAACTGCAATGTAGCAGTTCTTTGTACAGCACTAAATTGTGTACCATCATATTCAAAGAAGATACCATTTTGATCATCAAATGCGCCTGAACGCACAGTTGCACCATGGAACTTGCTTAATGATACTTGACACTCTGAACTTAGTTCTGGATTAGTTGATCCTAGTGTAGTGTGTGCAATTACTTCAAATTCGTTTTCGTCATTAACATCTGTAACAGTATATGTTCCATTGTATCCTAATGTGTCAACACCAATAATTTTAATTATACCGCCAACTTGTAAACCGTGTTCTGTTTCATCTGTAGTAACAGTAATAGTAGAACCGGGAACTGTACCGTCAGAGGTAATATTAAGAATATTGTAACTTGGTGCAAATAGAGCACCAGTGGTATACATAATACCCTTACCTGATTGGTAACGAATGTATTTTTTACTCTGACGAATTGCCTGAGCACCGTGTTGCGGTCCTCCCGTTCCTAACTGTACACCACCGTCATATGGTCTGTGAATAAAGAACGAATCTGGTCTTGGATAAACGTTACCAATGATAGGAGTATCGTTGTTTGTACCAGTATCAATAAAGCCTGGCGATCTACATTGATATTCTAAAGTTGTTAAACTTGGAACTGCTGTTGCACTAAAAGGTCCAGCCGCAAGTGCATGGTTATTTGATCCGTCGTCTGATCCTACTGTAACAGCAAACGAATCACCAGGAACAAGTCCGTGTGGTGTATTAAATGTAATTCTAATACTTGCTAATGCACTGTACGTAATAACAGTTGACTGTGCAATAGTTGAAGTAGTTTCTTCTGACATTGTTACAGAACTATAAAGGTCTAAAGTGTCGCCTGAAACTGCTGTACCACTAGCACTAATACCAACAAAATTTCCTTCAGTTGACTCAAGTGTACAACGCAATGTTAAATCGTTTGTAGGTGTTGCGCCTCCAAGTTCGTCTCCAGGGATAATAATTCTATCACCTACTTTATATCCACTACCTTCATCAGTTGCTATCACTAATGTATAGTTTCCACCACTTCGTGTTATGTCAAATACTGCATTAGATCCTGCGTTAGAGTCATTTTGTCCAATGACTGCATTATAACTTCCACTACCTGTTGCACCTGTGCCAGCAAATGTATATGTAGTAATTCCGCCGTCGGCTTGTACTGCTGTAACTGTAATAGTTACGTCATTAGTAGGACTTGCACCTCCAAGATTTGTACCTCTAATAATAAGTTCTTGGTCAACGCCATAGTTTTGTCCTGCTGACTCTAATGTTAATGTATATGTCCCGTTTGCCAAATCAACTGTAAATTCTGCTCCATTACCAACAACTCGTTGTGCTGTAGTGATTACCGGATATGCTTTGGTGTTAGCCGCAGTACCAGCAACTGAAGCGCCAGTAATATCACCACTTACACCAACTGATGTAATAGTAACAGTAGCATTGTTAATACCATCGGTACCACCTAATTCTGAGCCAAGTACTGTAAATGTCTCAGCGGCCAAATAACCTGAACCACCATTTGTTATAGTAACAAAATACGAAGTTCCAATTCGTTGAATGTTAAAGTCTGCATCAACACCTGCAACTGTATTTGATGTACGTGTCGGCGAAGGATAAGAAACATCTGCGTCAACTGCTGTACCTGAACTTACAACACTAGTAATAGATCCACCAACACCAATGGCGTCAACTGTCATTGTAAGATCGTTAGTTACAGAAGTACCACCTAGTTCGAAACCGTCAATTCTTAATACGTCACCGATTGTGTAACCAGAGGATGTATCTGGAGATGAAATTGTTGCTGTGTATACATTGTTTGTATATGTAACATCAAAATTACCACCAGTACCTGTACCGCCTTGTAATTCTCCGCTCTGTGTAAAGAATGTTCCGTTGCCATCAAAGCCGTCACCTGAGAAAGTGAATGTTAAAACTTCGCCTCCAGTATCAACAGTTTCAATAATAATACGTATATCATTTATTCCGTCTGCTCCGCCAACTTGACCACCGCTAATTACAATGTTGTCACCTATTTGATAATCTTGACCAGTGTCGGCAATAGTAACATTGTATACGCCAGTTGTTCTTGTTACATCAAATGTAGCACCGTTACCAATTGAACTATCATTTGCTCCTGTTAGTCCTGTGTACGTAACATTATTACCAATCAATTCTCTAGTTGTCGCAGTGTCAATTGTTAATGTATTTCCTACAACTTGTGTAACGAAAGCCGCAGTAGCATCACCTCTATCGACAGCAGAACCAATCTCAACTGCGGAAGCATTTTCTACATCAATTGTAAACGACCCCTGTGGAGTATCTGACGTTGTAGTTGGTGTTGTAATAATTCCACCTGCACCCACAGAACCAGTTACCTGAGAACCTAAAGGAATACCGCCACCAGTTGATACAAGTGGAGCACCGAGTTCTGGTGGGTTTCCTTGAATTGCTAGTCTATCTTGTCCTGAAGCAGAACCAAGTGCTAGTGAAAACGAGCCTGCTGAACCTTGAGTTGTTACTTCATAAGATGGAGTATCACCTTGAATATCAGCACCTGTATAAAATGCCGCTTGTCTTAAAATTGTATAGAATGTTACTAACGATGTTCCAGCAACTGTACCAACTTTTGCTTTTGCATAGTAAGTGAATGTATTATTAGTTGGTGCTGTGTTTACAATAAATGTACCTTCAGCACGACCGTTACCTTGTACAGCACCGTCTAAACCTCTAATAGTAATAGGTTGGCCTGGTTCGACACCGTGTGGGCCAACTGTTGTAACTGTAATTAATGATTGACCAACTCCGCTTGAGCCATCTGATGCGTCTGTTACTACGTCTTGTACTGCTGTGTCTGTTCCTGGTACTTCGTATGTTGAAGGATAACCACGCATTGTACCAATCGCCTGCCACTTAGTAGGTTGTAATCCATACTCAAAGTCAGCATCAAGCATTGATAGAGCGTTTGCAACTCTGTGTCTTTCAATAGCGTCAGTACCAAAGTCATATGGTCTTGTTTTCAAATCACCTTGGTCAACAAATATTGATAAAGTATCGTTTTCACTCCAAATCGTAGACTGTTCTTCGGTCGGTAAAAATCCTAATCCGTTTTCAATTACAGTAGTAATGATTCCAATTAATTCTGTAATTCTTGCTCCAGTTCCTAATTCTGCTACACCGTTACCAAAGTATTGTGTTGTTTCTGGAGTTCCTGTTTGCTTTGTTGGCCAAACTGATTTAGGTAAAATGAAATTATTAATTAAATCTCTTAAAAACTCTTTGGCTTTAATTTCTTGTACTCTACTTCCGTCAATTTGTGGAGTAGGTCCTACCCAATATTTAGATGCTGTATCTCTAACATTTGTGTTACCGCCATATTGTAAATCAAGTGCAATAGCATCTAAGTTAAAACCTGTATCACGTTCACACTTAGCAGAATTGTATGTGTAGTTGTACCAAATATCATAAACCGAATTCGTGTCTGCTTCTACAAAAATATGTTCTGACTTATTAGTAGAAACACCTACGTTAACTGTAACAGTTGTTGCGTCTGCGGCTAAAATAGGTAACGCAGAATCGTAGGCATAATCGCGTCCGCCTGGAGCATTTGAACCACTTGCTCTTGGATAGTTATGTTCTGTAGCATGATTATCCATTGCACAAGTAAATGTTAAACTGTTAGGAGCAATTCTAATATAATCTCCAGTGTCTAAACCGTGGCCTGCGCCTAGTGTAATTACCATTACACCTGTCAAAGGTGTGTAAACTACATTAGTTGGTGTAAACGCACTAGCATTTGCTACATTATCTGCAATCCAAGCACGTACTTCGTCTTTTAAAAATTCTTTGTTATTAGCAATTAATGATCTAGAATTTGGTAGATACTCGTTGTTTCTAGTATCAACATCAAATAAAACCTGTGTAATAGTATCTGTAGTTTCTAAGAACTTACTAAAATATTCATATGTTGGTGTAAATTCAACACTGTCATAAACATATTTTGTACTTGCACCTTTTGAAGGATCACTAAAGTTAAACAATACATTATTGTTTGTAGTATTTGTAATTAATAATAAGTTATCCTGCGTGACCTTTGTTGGAAATAAACATCTACTAATTTTAGCGTGTTCTAGGTCGGGCATAAAGGAAGTACCTTCTACAATTACTTTACCAATTGTATCTACAAGAACTTTTGTTACTTGATCGCCTGCACCTGATTCAGCAATGTATTCACTGTTAATTGTTTGTGTAGTTACACTTTGTCTTGATGGAAATGCTGTGTTAGTTAAAATGTAATCGTTAATTAAAAGTCTAGCAAAGGCTTTTGCCGCTTTTTCAGGCCAGCGGTCTCCGTCAATTTGTGGAATTGCTCTATCCCAATATTTAGAAGCAAGATAACGTGCTTGTTCGTTACCGCCATATCTTATATCGTGTAATAAACCGCCTGGCTGATCTGTAACTGTATTATATTCGTCGCCGCCAATTAGGTTATAACGCATATCACGTTCACACTTGTCGTCGCTATCGTTTACATAGCCGTCAAAGTTGTCTGTGATAGCATTTGGTAATGCTCCTACAAACGTGTGAACAGTACTGTCTGATGAAATACCTACATTAACTGTAATAGTTGTGCTTGTTGTAGCAAGAACTTCTACAGGTGTGTTGTATGAAGGATCGTGTCCAGTAGAATTAGGCACGCCAGTGGCTCTTGGATAAGAATGGGTTGATGCATTATTATCTCTAGCACAAGTAAATGTTAATCCGTTTGTAGCAATTCTAATAGCATCACCCGGAATAATATTGTGTGTGCCGATTGTTATTACCATTACACCGGTTCCTGGTGTATAAACTACATCAGTTGGGGTATAAGAATTTGCGTTTAAAATCTTGTAGTTAATCCATTCGCGAACTTCGTCAACAATAAACTCAACATTGTTTTGAATTAGCCAATAGGCATTAGGCATCAAGTTTTCGCTGTAAGGAATACCTTGGTGAAATATATAATCGTTAATTTTACGTTTTGCCATCTGCCTTTATACTCCTAATGCAATAGCCAATGCGGCTACTGTATTGTCTACATACTGTTTGTTTGTTAAGTGTTTTCCGCTCACTGGTGCATTCTTTCCTGTTACTTGTGTAAATGTTGCCGCTTGAGGAACAACGTTCCCAATAACTGTATTATTTAACCCATTCTCGGCATTTAGAGCCTTGAACGAGGCATCCTGTGGTGACGTTTGGCCAATAGCAATATTTTCCATAGTCCCTTCTACACCTGATGATAATACTAGTTTCCCCGAACCGCTAGGACTAATAGTAACATTTTGATTTACCGGACTTAAATTAACTGTTTCTGTTGCTGTTAATGTTAAAACACTAGCATACATATTATTAATTGTTCCAGCACCTTGCGGATTAATAGTTACAGTTCCATATGCTCCTTGTGGGGCAATAGTAATTTCTGCATCTTGGCCTCTAAAGGTTGCATCGCCGATAACATTTAAGGAACTAAAACTACCTACACCAGTAATAGTTGGATCTGCTGTATTAATAATACCGTATGGAGCACCAGTACCATTACCATAATACAATCTATCTGGTGCTAATGGTGGAACTTCAAAGAAAAATACTCCTGTATTTTTACCTTGTGCAGACAATCCACCTAGTACTTGTGTATCGTCATCTGATATTTTATAAGTAATACCTTCGTTATATAAAATTACTGGAATAGTTTCTGAGCCTACAGTAATTGTAGTTTGCGAATTTCCGTTTGGATCTTCTTGCCAAATATTCCAAGTTAAGTATCCAAAATTGTTTAGATTAAAACTGTACGTATCACCTCTAGTAAACGACAGTGTTGGATTTGGTGCTAATACATCTGAGCCAGGTGTTAGTACACCGTCTTGTGTAAAATAAGACGAACTGCCTGTACCTTCTTGATTAAAGTAAAGTCGATCTGCAACTACTTCTTCTTCTGTAACAAGGTAAGTTAAACTTTTTACAGTTACGTTGCCTTCGTCGTCGACAATGAATCCCGGACTTTTAAACCCGTATTCTGACTCAAAAGGATTATAAGTTACAGCCATTAATGTTGCTCCAGTTATGCATATTTATCACAATTTTATGCCGGCACTAAAACGTTTTGTGTTTGGAAGTAGTTTGCACTAAAAACAACTTTAGCGCCGCGTCCTGGAGCAGAATCATCTAATGGTTTTGCATTACAGATAACGTTAACATAACTATCATTAACATTTACTGATAAATCTATAATTTGATTTCCAAGATTTGATCTACCGTATACCACTAATTCAGCAGTACTAGGCCCGGCAACTACTAGACACTTGATAATTTCTTTTTGGAAGGTGGACAGATCTGCTACAATAGTATATTCAGCGGCACAAAAATCACCAACTAACCATCGATCTAATACTGTATCTTCAGTAATTTTCTTCCATGGTCCGTGGTAACTGAAATTAGTGCCGTTCTTTAATAATACTGTATTCTTTAAACCTTTGCCAAAAAATTTTCTTATATCAAACATTTCAGTCCTCTTTGTAGTATTTATCGCCTAAGAGGATTTAATTTTTAACTGTAATTAACTTGTTATATTCTGGCAAATATAGGTATTCTACGTCACTTTTAGCAAGGGTCGCAACAGCATGATCTAGTGTTTCTACCAATGGGTCTCCGCCTAAATTAAAACTAGTATTAAACACCATAGGAATACCTGTTTTTTCCTTAAATGCTTTGATTAGATTATAGTAATGTGGGTTCTGTTTTTCGTTAACAGTCTGGATTCTGCAGGTTCCGTCTACGTGAATAATAGCAGGAATCTTTTCTTCAATACCTGGCTGACAGTTTACAGCATACATCATTGTAGGTGATGACTTCATGCCACGTAGATCAAACCACTCATGTACATCTTCTTCTAAGATACTACCTGCAAATGGACGAAAATATTCTCTACGTTTGACTTTGTTAACGTGATCTTTACCATTCGGATCTGTTGGATCGTATAAGAAACTTCTGTTACCTAATGCTCTAGGACCGTTTTCGCTTCGACCTTGGAAAATAGCAACAATATTTCTATTAGAAATTAAGTCTACAACATTGTCGTGTGTAGCATCTGACACTACAGCATCATACTGTTCTGCAATATTATGGATTTCTGTATCCGAATAACAATATGCAGGTCCGTTATACAATGTTTCTTTTTGTGAAGGTACTGTTGTATCTTGTGTTACCATTCTATGTTGCATCAGTGCCGCACCCATTGCTGTACCTGCATCATTTGAAACAGGTTCTACGTAAATGTTGAGACCTTCATCTTCTAATTCTTTTAAGTAATAGTAATTTGCAACACAATTTAATCCGTATCCTCCGGAAATAACAACATTTTTATTGCCAGACATTTTAACTGCTTCACGAATTAAGTTAGCAACTTGTTTTTGTGTTTGAGTTTGTACAGCATACGCCATATCTCTTCTATTTTTAAGAAGTGTTACATCTTCTTCTTGACCTTGTCTATCACGAAGCGTTTCAAAGTAGTTTCTATTAACATATGCGCCATTAGGATATGTTGGAATAATTACATTTCTATTTGACAATGCACTTGTTTGGTTACTTGTAAAAAGTTGCGGAATGTTTTCGTTGTTTTCTTCACCATATGGAAATAGTCCCATAGTCTTTCCTGCCTCGATAAAACTAAATCCGCAGTAGTCTGTTACTGCTTCGTATGTCTTAACAATACCAGCAGTTTCTGAAATTACTACTTTAGGAATAGAACTTTTTTGACCAAAGAATCCGCCATCAAAGTCAGCAAACTCAGCACCAACCAAAGGACCTCTTGTTCCTAAATGTTTATATAACAGATCAAAGGTATGAGGATAAGAACAATTATAAAAACTTTCTGTTTCCCATAATGTTGTCGGAGGGTTGTGTTCACCTTCTAGATGTGCATCAAAAAAAGTGCCGGCTCCGTCGACAATAACAGCAACAGCATCTTTGAATCCTGAATTATAAAATGCAAGTGCCGCATGACATTGATGATGATAACGACTTGCATCAATTACCTGAGGATGCTTAGGTAATAGTTTAGGGTCTCTGCTAATTAAACCAAGTTTACGTGCTAAACCTGTATACATATCGTCGCCTGTAAAATCAATTTTACCTGCTGTATGTTCTAAACTTTGTGTATGTGCTACAACTAGATAATCTAACTTATCTGTATACTCTAAAATTTTAATCATAGAAGCCAATGGTCCGCCATCGTATTTGTGACGACTTAATCTTTCTTCTTCAATTGAAAATACTACTTCGCCATTTTTTAAAAGACAAACACCTGCGTTGTGTCCTCTTGCAATAGCGGCGATCCATAAATCTGGTTTCTTCATTTTAAAATCCTACATATCCAATGTGTTTATATTCGACAATGTTTGATAAAATACCTTCTTCAAAACTAACAAGATCTCTATTTGCTTCTTTTAATTGATCTAATTTTTTCATTGTACGTAATTGTTTATCGTTATTTTCTGTATTAAGACCCAAACTTGGCTTTAGTACAGTGTTTAAATACTCCCAATGTTGCCAGTGACTTGGGTGCATTTCTGTCCAGTAATCATTATTTTTTGGATCCCAAAATTTATAAGTTTTTTCTGGTAATTTCCAAGCAAATAATCCTAAAGGTTCTAAAAAGTTTTTATGACTAAACAATTTATTATACACTTTTAACTGCTCATTGTCAACAAATACATCTGCTGTTTCTTGTGTCTTTTCGCCAAACTCTGGAGCATCAGGCATATCAGTACCTAACTTGTTCATTTCTCCAATACTAGTCATACGCCAAGTACAGCCTGTGCTTTCTAGCAGTCCTTGTACTAGTGCAATGCTATTCATGCCGTGCATAAAATAACTTTCTTCATTCCAAAAAGTATTAATCCAATGATCGTTATAACATATTTCTCTATTCATGTAATTAAAAATACTGCCTTTAGTTTTCCAACCTATTTCATCAGTATTTCTAATAGGATCGCCTCTACCTTTTTCAAAATTTGCACTTCTAAATGTATGCCAGTCGTTACGTGTATGTGTACTCCATTGTACAATTACAACATCGTCTTTTGTAAATTTATTTTTAGCATGACATTCTGCTACTCGTTGTGCTATTGCTCTATTTCCTAAACCCGGAAATCCCCAATTTTCATAATGGTCAAATTCGTATCCAAGAAAATCTGCATACGTAGGCCACGCATACATTGTAAAACTACATCCAAAGGCAAACAAACGTTTCATTAAAATCCCCTATACACAGGAGTGTGTTTTGTTTTGTTTACAACTTCTTCTTCAAATAAAATAAAATCACGTTCAGTTATACTATCAATTTTACTACTACACTCTAGTGCTTCGTTACTAACTTCTAAATTTAAACTAGGTGCTAGTACTTCCTTAACATAATCTAAGTGTTGTGTGTGACTAGGGTGTACTTCTAGCCAAGGACCTTGCTGACTAACAAACTCATAACTTTTACTAGGATCTTTCCAACTAAAAGTTCCAATTGGTTCTAAAAAGTTTTTGTGTTCAAGTACATCTTTGTAAATTTTAAAGTTTTCATTATTATAAATGTTATCTTGATCTGAAATATTTTCGTCTGTAGCATTAGGAATGTCTGTACACATCTTACTAAAGTCTCCAATACTAGTCATACGCCAAATACAACCTGTGCTTTCTAATAGTCCTTGTGTAAGTAACATATCGTTTAGACTGTACATTAGGTAACTTTGTTCGTCCCAAAATGTTTGTACCCATTTATCGTCATATACAAACTGTCTATTATTAGGATTAAAAATACTGCCTTGTGTTTTCCAACCTATGTTATTGTTTTTTCTAAACCATACGTGTAAAAAACTATTAGGATCAAATTGCATCGGAACAAATGTATGATAATCATTCCTAATGTGTGTACTCCATTGTACAATCACAGTGTCATTTTCTGTAAAAATATTTTTTGTATGACACTCTGCAATACGTTCTGCAATCGCACGATTGCCTAAACCAGGATACGCCCAATTTTCATAATGATCAAAATTGTGTGCTAGGAAATCTGCATACGTGGGCCACGCATACATTGTAAAACTACATCCAAATGTAAAGAGTCTACTCTTTTTTTGCTTTGTCACGTTTGCCATTCTTAATCATTTTGTCAACAGACTCAACAACGATATCTTCAATTTTATCATTCATATGCATGATACCTTCGTTAGTTCTGTCTGACCATTCGTCTATAGTAATTCTAATCGGTGAATATACCCTAGCGCCTTCGCCCATATCAAGAATGTCAAACTTTTCGTTTTCTGGATAAGAAATATTTTCTTTAAATGTAGAACCTACAACAACTGTTGCTGTTTTATCTAATGCGTGTACAATGTGCTGTCCTACACTATCACAACCTAAAAAGTGATCTGCGGCATTAATAATACCAGACCAGTAACGTAATTCAATATTCTGAGGAATAGCAATAGGTTCTTCTACACCATGTTTGTTAAACTCGATAGCAATCTCACTCATAAAGATTACACCGTACTTTTTACTTAATTTGTTTACAATGTTTACAACATTATCAGGTTCAAAACTTCTACCACTTGGATCAATGATCATTCCATTTTCGTGGATAGTTCCTCTACCAAATGGTTGGAATACAATTACTTTGTCTTTTTTAGTTTTTTCTTTAACTTCGGTAACAAGTTTTTGTCCAGTCATCATTTCTTGTGAATTTAATTTAAGGGTTGGACGTGGTAGTTCTCTTAGTCCCTTGCCATTAATTTCAATATCATAACACTGTGCTAGACTACCTTTTTGATTATAATATTCCCAAATACGATATGGCTCTGGAGTTACTAATTCCATATCTTTTAACTTGTCTTCAAACAAGTTTTTGTGCCATACATCGTATGCTTTTTTGTGTAGTACAGGATGTCCTTTGTAAAACTCTGTACCTCCTTCACATACTAAAATAAAATCGTTATCTGGATTTTCTTCTGCAAATAGTTCTAACGCAGGAATACTTGAAATAACTCTTCCTGCTCCACCGTTAATAAAAAAGGCTGTGTTTCTTTTAGACATTTATTATATTCCTTTGTTTCAAATACTTATTCGTGTGGCATTTCATTAGGCGTAGGTCTGACATAGTCCCAATAGAAATGCTGTTGTCCTGTACGTGGAACTTGTACGGCCCACTTACCGTTTAATAAAACTCCGCTAGGACTGCTTGTAGGTAGTTCTCTATTGTTACCAAATTTATCACAGCAACTATCTACAGTAATAATAGGAATACCATATGTATGACTCATCATTCTTAGATGTATATCATGCCATTCCATCCATAGTTCGTCGGCATCATTTCCTCTGTCACCATTAGTACTATGTAATATAACTTCTACTTGATGAATACTTGCCAATAATGGTAAACTCGGGGCATTAAATCTAAAACCATTTCCCCAAAAATCATTACAAATCATTCCGCAAGTTCTTACACCGTCTAAATAGTGTGTTTTTGTTGTACCTGGAGGATCTGCTAAAACTTGATCCCAACTATGGTGTGGCGAGTCTTCACCACCTACAATATACTGTTTATTTGTTGTACCTAACAGTTGTCCTTGTTTATCGTAGTATCTTATTTGATTGCGTCTAATCATTCCTCGATGTTCAACATCAACCCATAAAGTACCAAGAGCAATACCCATACCTTTTTTGTTAGCATAACTTACTACTTCAAACGTTGCTTTGGAGATGTCTGTTTGACCATTAGTTAATTCTAAATCAAAACTAGGAAAGTAACCAGTTAGTGATCCTTCTGGTGTAAGAAGCCAGTCGCAGTTATTCTCTGCGGCCCAGTCAATAGCCTTTAAAATGCTTTTCTTATTTTCTTCTAGACTTTGTGTTACGGGGATTTGAGCACCCGCAAACCTAACTTTATTGCTCATGCAATTATTTAAGTTTGGGGGTGCTTAGATAGTTTAGATTTGGATTACGCAGTACCGCAAGGTGAACGTGGAACGTCTACCTTCCAAGCCGCATAACGTTGACACTTATGTACTCTAAATGTAGCATCTGCACCAGCGTTTGCGCCGTCTGCAACTGCTTCATATGTGTATGTAGGATTAGCAAATTCTTTTGCTTCTCTACCTACAACAATGTCTTGACCGTCATTAATTGCTTGGTTACCACTTAGTGTTAATGCTGTAATTTCACCACTAGTACCAACTGTTTTTACAGTAGCAACTAATTCATCAGCAACAATCCATTCTTCTAAATCTGCGTTTGCAAATTTAATTTTGTCACCAACTTCATAACCTGTACCAGCAGTAGTAATTTCAACATCAAAACTGTCACCGTATGATACTGGCATATCTCTTAGTGCTTGACGATATTCTGCCCATGCTGTTTGTAGACTTGCTGGCATATCTGGATTTGTTTTATCGTCGCTCCAACCTAATAGTGAAGTTCTATGTCTACGTAAATGTGGCCATTTAACGTGTGGTTGTTTCCAAGGATAATGCGGTTGTCCACCTTTACTTGAACTTGGTACTTTTACCCACTCGTTGTTTGAGTTACATTCAATATCAAACTTTTCGTAAGTATGATCTGGTGGTGGATCCTTGTATGTTAAGTATGTTACACCGTTTGGTAATTCTTCTGAAACTAGTTCGTGTTCTTCGTCATCGCAATCGCATTCCATAAGCGAACAAATAATTGGATTTTCATTACAGTCAACAAAAACTTTTCTTACTCCTGTTGGAGGAGTAAACTCCATGCCTTCTTCTTCGTCCATATGTGCCATAGGTGCAATTTTATTTGTGGCATTATCTACAAATACCCACATAGTTTCTGGGCCTTCATAAACATGACTTCCCATCAATTGATTATTATCAAACTGACCCAAATATTCGTCGGGCTTAGGATAGTTAAATTGTTTTCTAATAATTGTCATCGTTTTCCTCTTAGTAGTAAACTACATATACTAATCCGCCAGCACCTGGTGATCCACAACAACATACTTCACCGTATGCTTGTGCTGACATACCGCCACCGCCTGGGAATAAACCAAATCCTTGTGATCCGCCCCATTCGCAACAGCCGTTTGGTCCGTTTCTAAACCCGCCACGTCCGTAAGAGTCAGCAATCATCATGTTACCTCTATCGTGACAGTATTGACTTAATTGTGCAGTTGAGTTAGTTGAACCAATACCAAAGTCCATACCACTGTGTCCGTGAACACAATATCTCATTCTACAACATGAATAACAAGTTCTGTACATAAAACATTCTGTACGCATAACTCGTCCGCCACACGCTCTAGCACACCAGTTTCCGCTTTTACAAACGTATGAGTCGTAACCTAGTTGACAGTTTCCTTTTTGTCTACAACACGTTGAACCAGCCGCACAAATTGTAAATTGCTCACCTGGTGTAACGTCTAATGCTTTTTGTCCATAGGATCCACCAGTTGATGGATATCCCATTTGGCAACAACATCCGCCATCGCCAGCGGCGCCGCCGCCCCAAATTTCAAATACTGCGTATGCTATACCTGCTGGAACTGTCCACAAACAACATCTACCACCATTATTTGGAGAAGTAGTACTTGTATTGTATACAGCAAATTCAGTAGGAATTGCTTTAGGGTCGTCGTATCCGAATAAAAAATCTCTTAAAGTTGACATACTACTATTTACTCCTTATGTTGACGTATAGTATACTGTTACTAGTCCGCCCATTCCTTTTGCTCCGCAATAACATACTTCGTTGTGTGTAGTTGTTGATGCACCACCGCCTCCTGGGAATACACCATGATCCCCTTGATCCTGACCAGATGATCTATAACAACCTGAACGTGACATTCTTGTTACACCCGTAAATGGTGCACTTGGGATAAACTGGTGCATATCTGAAGCACAGTGAGCAGATCCATGTCCGCCACCTGTTGTACCACAAATTGCTAGTGTAGCACCGTTAACACATCCGCAGTTGAACATCTGACATCCACTGTACGAACAGTTTTGACTGAAGAAACATTTTGTTGCTGGTTCTGCACCACCTGATGAACACATACAAAAACCACCCGGTCCACATACCCAACTTGGAAATCCTCTACAACCGTAACACGTTGAGTGACAACAGGTTGTACCACCTGCACAAATTGTAAATTGGTCGCTTGGTGTTACTTCAATAATTCGTCTACCATAAGAACCTGAGCCGCCTGCCCAACCTTGTTGACAACAGCATCCGCCTGCGCCGGCACCACCGCCGCCCCAAACTTCAAATGCCGCCCAAGTAGCGCCTGCTGGAACTGTCCATTGACAGCATCGTCCACCATTATTTACAGAAGTAATATTTGTATTGTATACACGTAAACTTCTCAATGGTGTAGAGCCGCTTGATGAAGTTCCGTATTGTAGCAAGGTTCTTAAACTAGACATCTTATTCGTCGTCCTCTACTTGTAAAATATTAGCACCCGGTTCTACTGGAAAGTTTACCATATAGGCCGGAATTTCATTATCAGTTCCATAACCAAATGTTGCTGGTAAATCGCGTAATGCCTGTCTATAGTCAAGCCATTTTTGCTTAACTGCCTCTGGCATATCGTCTGCAATTTTAGAATCTGAAGCAGTAAGACCATTGTTTCTTACAATAATCAACTGTTCCCATGAAGTCCATGGTTGCTTCCATTGCATTGTCCAAGTACCGCCTGTATAAGTTGTACCGTCTTCGCTAATTGTACCGTCCATATTGTATGCACACTCATCTAATTCATAAGTGTGATCAACATCTGTTGGATCTGGTCTTTCGTATGTTGTTCCATCTGGAAGATTAACAACAATGTTTGTTTGTCCTACAACAGTGTCCCATTCAACTTTTGCATCAAATAATGAGCAAAGCATAGGATCAGTGTCGCAGTTAATTTCGACTTTAAATTGATCTTCTGGTACAGGAAAATCTGCACCATTTTCTTCTTCAGTTAATACTAGTCTTGATGTATCTGAACGTCCAGTATCTCTGTTAATGAATACCCAAATCTTATCTGGCCCTTCGTAATTGGCAGTAGCGGTTTTACCATCTGCATTTGTCTGGGCTAGATAGTCATCAGGAAGATCATATGTAAATGTCTTTGTAATAATTGTATTGCTAGGCATATTCTATTTCTCCATTCCTTATTAACTATAACTAACTTTTACCGCTCCTGCTTGTCCCCAGCCGCCCCAACAGCAAGGTTCTCCGCAGGCCGCTCCGCCTGGTCCACCGCCTCCTGGGAAAGCCGCTAAACAACCAAAGCAGGCACCAGTGTTGGTAAAGTTACCAGCACACCAGTCTTTTCCTCTTCTTGAAACGCCAAACATTGCCGGACCAGTAGTGAATGACCACATTTGATTGTGACAATATTGACTTCTTTTTGCACTTCCTGTAATTTGTGGAAGTCCCCAATCTCCTGTACCACATTGCCATACAAAACTTGGGTGACAAGTGTATGCGTCTGTGAAACAACAAGCCTTACCTGCACATCCACCTGGCGCACAAGTAGTTGGAATACCAGATCCTGTTACGAAACTTGGATATCCGTTTCCGCCAATACATCCGAAACAGCAACATACTGTTGAACCGCCTGCACAGATTGTGTATTGACATCCTGTTTGAGATTGAACTGTTCTAATAGCATACGAACCACCAGCCGCCGGTCTATTCGGAAACTGACAGCAACAACCACCATGGCCGCCACCGCCGCCACCCCAAAGTTCAAATGTTACGTTAACTGTGTTTGATGGAACAGTCCACAAACAGCATCTACCACCGTTGCCAATGCCTGTGTTATCGTTCCACACCCAGAATTGACGTTGAACACCTGACTTTGCTGGTTCTACATCTGATAGTAAACTTCTAAGTGTCGCCATTGCTATTTCTACCTTATCTTATGTACCACTAATAATCCAACCGTATGTTGCACCTGTGTAAACTAATGTAACTGCTGAGTTGTTAATATCTAGTGTTAAATTCTCGTTTAAATTCTGGATTTTCGCACCGTTACGTGCTACTGTTACGTTAGACGAACTAAACGCACCTGTTGCATCAATGATCTGAACTGTGTCATTTTCCAACAAACTTGTACTAATTGGTAGGGTAATAGTGATACCACCCGATGTACACAAAATTCTATCATTAACTTCAGCCGTGTAACTCGACCCAACGGTTCTGAGTACAGTACCAGCGGTTCCAGTTGTAGTAATATATCTTCCCATTGTGTTATCCTTCTATATGTATTTATGCCGCAGTCTCAATACCGAACGCGACTGCACTTACGTTCGCAGAACTTGATCTTACAACCAATTTCTTGCCGGCATCCATTACGATACCTGATCTTTCTAAAACACCGTGTGCGAGAACTTCTGTCTCCCACTCGATCCATTCAGCGGCAATTGGCGTATCTGCAGATGCTACTGCTACACGCACACTTATTGCTTGATTACCTCTATTACACACCGATAATGTAACAACTGCGTAATTGTCAGTTGGCACTGTATATACGGTGGTATTAGAAGCCGCTGTTAAATCACTTGCTCCTAGTCTTCCAGTTGCCATTTGTTTTTCTCCTTTATCCCATCAAAAACATATTTAGCGCCACAGGTGCCCCATTTATTCCACCTTGGAAATTGAATTGGGCCTTAACATTAATCGGCACTACAGTAGTTGTAGTAATTTGTTGCCCGTCAATTTGTACTAGACCAGCAATAATTTGGTTAACGTTAAGAGTACTTGCACCACCACCAATCTGTGACGTGATATATGTTTTAATTGCTCGTTGTGTCGGTACAATACTGTCGCTGTTAGCGGCAAATGTACCGTCGGTGCTGAACTCGTTAATTGTTGCTCCTGTTTGTCCAAGTGCAATATTACCTAGTGATAGTTCTTGCAAGCCTGAAATATTAAATGCATCAGCATTCAATGTCGCAACACCAGTGGACTGTTCAACGTTGAACAAGCCACCAACCCTAAAGTTACCATCCTGGTCAGTTGATGTGTAGAATACTCTACCGCCACCGCCTTCAACAGTTTCAGCATCCGGGTCTGGATCCTGTAATGGTAAGTTTGGATAGTTTGTATTAGTAAAGTCACCAGTACCGATGTCTAGGAAGTCGTGTCCTGTTAGACGTACTTGTGAATATCTAATTCTTACTTCAGCATCTTCTTCATGCTCCGGTGCATTGTTAATTGGAATTTCCGGAGAAATTTGAAGTTGTGCTGTAAATGGTCCATCATCGGAACCTCTTAAATTAGTTACTGCAACCAATTTGTAGAATACGTTTGGTTGTCCTGAAAACTCAATGTTTGACCCTGCTCTTGGAACAGCACGTAAACCAGAAACCTGAATATATTTTCCTGGTTGATATCTGTCCATAAAGCCACCACCGTGTGTTAATGTTCCGCCACTAGTGTATGCTGGTTCAAGAGTTGTATCAATTGGGACATTTAAAAGAGGATCGCTATATAAATCAATATTATTAGCGTCGATAACTTTTGCGTAGAAAGTAGTTGCATCAAAGAATCGAATCATTCCTGTTACTGCCGCTATTTCAACTTTAGTTCCGTCAAGTGTAATACTGTGTCCTGCACCAATTGTAACTCTTGCTGGACTTGCTTGTGAAATTCCAGTAATAGTTTCTTCAATTTTTGTAGCAGTAATGTCTGCTGATGCAGTTTCATAACCTGTTCCTCTACCTGCATTAGTTGATCCAGCAAATGTAGGTTGTGCTAGTACACCATCAGCAATTCTAATTTCTAACGGAGCATCAACTGTGTTGTTTGGATCAGTAATGGTAACTGTTGCAGTGTTATCATAACCTTGTCCTGGTTCTAATATTTTAATTTCAACAATTTGCCCATCGCTTACTCTTGCTCTACCTAATGCTCTAATTGAAGTACTTGAACCATCACCTACTGGTGCTGAGAAAGTAACTCTTGGTTCAATTGAATATGTTGTTGTACTATCAAGTAATGATAAAATAGGCTCACCTAAAATATGATCCCAACCTGGGCTACCGTCTGAATATTTTCTAATTGTTGCTTGTTTAGTACCTGCATTATATGTGTCAATGTAACCATATTGACCTGCACCTAAACCTGCTACAAGCCAAATACCCATACCTACCAATGCACCTGATGAGTTTGTATCAGTGTTTGAAATTGTAATGCTTGTTGCGTTACCAATCTGTGCCGCGTTACCTGCACTTACATAATCAGCACCGCCCCATTCGTCGTTAGTATTAAGAAGTCTTACTTCCATAACACCTGCGGTTCTTGTTACTGGAGTTACAGTACCAATCTGAAAACCTGTTCCAGTAATTGTAATAACAGCATTGCCGCCGTTAGTGTCATATTCTCTACCAGCGTTAGTATATTCTAATGCTAACACCCTGTCGCCGTCAGTTAGTACATTACTAACAACTGCCTGTTGTGCTTTGTTATCTGCAAAAGCAATAATTGGAACTTCAGTATCGTCAACACCTTCTGCCACACAACCAAATGTACCATAAGATGAGTTACCGTTTGTAGCACGAATCTTACCACCGTTTTCTGCTAGGTATCCAATGTGTCCGTAGTATGAGAACACAGAAACAAGTTCTGTTCTACCTAAGTTAGTACACCAAACACCAATACCATCACTTAGTACTTGTGTAAAGTCGTTAGCAACAACAGAATCATTACCGCCTGCGTGTAAGTCGCCGTCAATTTTAAGACCTGTACATCCGTTACCAAAGTTAGTTACGTTTTGTACATAACATGATTTATTCTTAACCCATACATCTTCGTGTGCAGGACCCCAACCTGGATCAAGTGAAACATAAGCACCGGCTGTTGGACGTTTTGTACCATATGTATTAGCAGAACCTAGTGTACCATTAAGTCCATTAAGTGTCATATTTCTAATACCAGTACCATTACGTACAAAGAACATATTTTCTAATGTTGAACCGTTAACACTGTTAACATAAAGTTGTGCGGCTCTAATTGCTTTGTAAGTGCTGTCGTATACAATGTCATGTTGAATTGCTTCAACGTAACGTCTTACGTCACGCTTACAACTTGCTTGTAATGCCGCCGCATTAGGTCCTGAAATATAATCTGTGTATGCAGGATATGTAGCAATAATATATCTGTTTACGTCTTCTGCAATAAAGTCTTTGTTTTCTTCAAGTCTTAGTACAGCATTAACAACACCATCTTCCTTGTTGGGACTCATTTGACCTTCCATAGTAGGATTAGTGCCGTTTGAATTTAAATTCCAATCGATGTAATTATGTATTGCATCACAAACACCTTCTGCTTTAGTAACTGCCGCCGCATCACCTGCTGGATATGCTGTGTTTTGTGTTACTGTGTTACCTGATTGTGCTGTAACAGTATTGTTTAAAATAATATCATCAACGATTGACTTCATATGTAAAATACCCGCTAGTGAGTATGGAACATCTGCTGAAGCAATTAGTGAACCTGCTGGTTGAACTCTTGTTGAACGTAATTCGTCACCAACAACAGCACAACTTTCTGGAATTACCATCGGTAATACTTCTGTAAATTGTCCTGTTTTTAAGAATAATGTATCATTTGCAACAATCTCTGCTGGAATGCCGCCGCCGGTTGCTAGTGAAACTGTATTTGTTAATGCACTTACAAACAAGTGTTCTGAAGTTTCTGGACTAGGACCAACGTTTACTGTAATTTTAATATCTGTTGTTCCAATAATTGACAACGGAGTGCTATAAGCAGGGTCAGTTGCTCTTGGATATGCAAGTGGTGTAGCATGGTTATCAGAAGCACAAGTAAATGTAATACCTTGATCTCTTAAAATAACTTTTTGATTAATTGCTAAACTGTGATTACCAATTGTCATTTCTAGTGTACCTTCAATTGGATCATATGTTGCATCACTTACAGTAAAGTTTGTACTTGTTGCACTGTTTGAAGCAAGTGCGGCTCTTGGAATTTCAATTAAATTTTCAATAATTCCTTGAGCGGCCGCTTCTTCTACTATAGTAGAATCAGTGACCTGTAATGTTAATGGCGAAACGCTTCTTGCAGTTTGATAATCAGTTGCCGGAGTGTCTTGTGTAATAACATCATCAATTAAAGTTTTAATGTATGCTAGTGTCGCCGCAAATTCTGCTGTAATTCCGTCAACAGTTACATAAGAACTTGATGAATTTACTCGGAAAAAATCATAAGCAACTTGTCTTACTTTTCTATTACCACCGTGGCTTAAATCCCATTCAACTGCGTCAAGTAAGAAACGTAAATCTCTTTTCCAGTTACTTGCTGTATATGTAAACGAGCCTGTAAACGGAGCACTTGAATTAATAACCTGTGTGTCAACCCAAGCAATAGTTTCAGCAACAATAAATGCTTTGTTTCGTCTTAGAAGTCGTGTTGCGTAAGGATTTCTTGCGCCTTTTTCAATCTGTTGTAGACCAAACTGTACAGTTTTAAATGGTTTATCTAATGTAACACCAGCCGCTGGAGCATCATTATCTTCACCTTCTGGTGAAACATAATACACTGCATCTAACTGACCAAAGTATGCCCATTCAGGAGCATTACCTGCCGAATTAACTTTTAATACTTGTCCTGGTGAACCAACTGGTAGTCTAGTAGGACCTGAACCACTGTAGTAAACTAAATCACCTAGTGTAGTTAAGTTACCAACTTCAGCGCCGCCACTTAATAAGTTCCAAAAGTTACCTGCAATGTCTTGATCTGGTCTGTTTTGTCCTGCACCAACTTGTTCTGATGTATGAGGAGCGATACAAACATATGAGTTTACGTCGTTAATACCTCTAACAACGTCACCTTTGTCGTAGTAGACAGCGTTTTGCCATGCACCTTTCCAGTACAATCCTTCATTTAATTTGTCCCAATAAACTGCATCTGGTGGACGGTTACCTGTACCGTCTGCGAGTGCAATAAATGTCCAACCGCCTAAGCGAACAACATCACCAATCTTGTATGCATAGTTGTTGTCGTAGTCGCCTCGGAATGTAAATCCTGTTGTAAACAAATCCCAATGTGTTGGATTATTAAAAGGAATTTGTCCGTAGTTGTTTGTGATAGCAACATAAGAGTAACCACCGTATGTTACAACATCGCCTGGTTGATAGTTTACATTGTTCTGCCAACTATCTTCAAATTCTAATCCTGGTACAAAGATTGACCAGTTTGCTTCATCAGCCGCAAGTGTTGCACCTGAAGTATGAAATGCTGTACAAATCCAAATATCTGAACCATACTTAACAACGTCATTAATTTTATAACGTGTTGAAGTTGTCCAATCACCTAAGTATACAATACCTTTGTGTACATAATCCCATTTTGCTTGATCGTCTTCTAAACCTAATGCATCAGTGTCCGCGGCAGTGTGTCCTGTATTACAAACATAAACTTGGCCACCATAACGAACAACATCACCTGTTCTATAACGAGAAGTTGCTGTCCAAACATTACGCCATGTCATGCCGTTGGCAAAAATATCCCACTTGGTTTCGTCTAATTCTAAACCGTCTGCAAGGTCTGCCGCTGATGTGTGTGCTTCTGTACACAAGTACATAACACCACCATAACGAACAATGTCATTAACTTTATAACGTGTACTAACACCCCATTCGCCTTGCCAATCAAACCCTTCTGCAAATAAATCCCATTTGGTTTGATCTAGTTCAAGACCATCTGCTTCAGTTGACGCTGATGTATGACCTGTATTACAAACATATAAGTAGCCACCGTATTTTACAATATCGTTTGGCTTGTATACTGTAGTAAGTGCCCAATCGCCCTTCCATTCAGTACCGTCTGCTAATAGGTCAAAATTTGCAATATCTGTTGTAAATGTGTTAGAACTGATATGGCCTGCATTAACAATGTATGTGCGTCCACCATAGCGAACTACATCGTCTTTATAATATTGTTTAGCGGATGTCCATGCACCCTTCCAAATAAATCTAATTCTACCTAGTTTAAACTCAGCCATTTTTAGTTCCTAACCTTGTGTTAATACTATTTATCATATCTGTTATTTCCCTGCTCCCATCTCTTGTGGAGTTGTAGGATCCCCCTCATCAACTAAGCCAAAGTTTGTGGCTCCTGTAAAGAACGCCATAGCCGCCATATCGCCATCGATCGGCTTCTGGAAGTTCATTTGTGTGTTAATATTAATGGCTCTGTTTGCTTCAGAAGTAATATTATTACCTTGAATTCTAACTTCACCAGCAATTACAGCGTTAACGTTAACATTTGTTCCACCGCCTGAAATTCTACTATCTACGTATCCAGCAATCGCTTTCTGTGTTGGTACAATTTCATTTGAGTTTGCCGCAAAAGTTGGATCTGTACTAAATTCTCTAATAAGAGCATTTGTTCCACCAAGTGTAACACCGCCTAATCTTAGTTCTGTCAAACCTTCTAGTTCGAAGTAAGAAGCATTTAGCGATACAATACCTGTTGACTGTTCAACTTTAAACAGTTCACCAACTCTAAAGTTACCATCCTGGTCAGTGGACGTATAGAATACTCTACCACCACCAGCATTTTCTGTTTCTTGGAAGTCTCTTACGTCATAACCTTCAATTGGAGTTAACAATGGATACTGTGAAGTATATAAGTTACCTTTACCAATTTCTAGGAAGTCATGACCTGTTAGACGTACCTGCGAATATTTTTGTCTAATTGTTAAATCAGTTTCGTGTTCTGGTGTTTCTGCTCTATCTAATGCTGGAGTAATAGTTAATGTTGCTTGTAAGTTTCCAACAGTTCCAGTAACATCGTTTATTTGTTGAACAGCATAATACGCATCGTTAATACCAGAAATATATAAGTTATCACCAGGTCCTGGTTCACGTGTTAGATTTTTAACAACTAAACTTGTCCCTAATTGATATAGATCTGCGTAACCATCACCTGTGATAGTTACACCAATGTTAATGTATCCTGTACCTCTGTTACTAAATTCAATCTGTCCTACAGTACCATTTGCCATTCGAACATCATATGTAACAGCCTTTGAAATATCCGGATCAATAATAGTTAGATTCGGTGGATTAGTTCCGTAACCCGAACCTGGTTCTTGGATCAAGAAACTTTGTATTCTTCCGGTGCCAATTACAGGTGTTGCTCTTGTTGTAGCACCACAAGTAATATATTCAATTGATGAAACTGAATCGTCAGTGAACGGATAAAACACCGGACCGTCTTGCGTCCAACCATGCCCCATACCTGTAAACGTTCCGCTTAGTGCAATTCTGTCAGACCAATAAACACCATCGTCTGACTGGATAACACTTCCACTTTCAGTTACACCTAAGAAAGTACCTTGAGCATAGTTAATGTAAACATTGTCTGCAACGTTTGTATCAGATCCTGGAAGCCAAGTTGTATTACCACTTGCTGTTGCGGAATCAGTAAAACTGTAGAAAAATTTATTGTTTACAGTTGAAATATCATTTGGAGAGTCGTAACAAGATGCTACAAAGCGTCCATTACCAAAACATAAATCACAAACATCGTGTTGTACATCACCAATGTTAGTTCCTGCTGTCCAAGTGTTACCATTGTCGATACTTTCCCAAGTATCTCCCGACTCGTTAGCAACTACCCATTTGTTATTACCAAATGCAATAAACTGTGCATTACTTACGCCTGCATTAACTGTGTTCCAACTCGATCCACCGTTTGTTGTAACATAAACATTTGATGTTCCTGAAGCAATAGCAATGTTAGTACTTGTATCATCGTGTGCTTTACCATATGCAACTTTTGTAAATGTTAAACCTTCACCTAACAAGTTAGCACCAGCATCTCCCCAGTTTGTTGCATCTCCTGAAATTTTAATTCTACCGTTGCCGTCGATTGCCATAAATCCTGTTGCTGTTGGAGCAACCGAAACATAATTTAAATCTGTATAGTTACTTGCATTAGTAAATTGTGTTCCGTCTGTGCTATAAGAAATAGTATTTGTACCTACAACAACTGAATATGTAGTACCATTTACTGTTTGATATGCTGTGTCTTTGATATTACTTCCTACATCTAGTGAAGCACTGTTTTGTGTAAATGACGGAGAGTCAAATACTAATCTTGGAGTAATTTCGTAACGTGTAGTTTCATCTAGTACAGTAGCAATAGGTTCTCCTGGCAAATAATGTTGCCAGCCAGGCTCGCCGTCAATTGGTCTTGCGACTGTTACGGTTTTATCACCTGTTGTTCTTCCTGTGACCTCGAATGTAATAGGGTTACCTGAGTTTCCAACCTGTGTAGGTAAAACTGTTATAATATCGCCTTCGTTGTTAAACTTACCCGGGGCAGTAATAACTGCTGTTGCGGCACCTTGTGCATCAATAGTAACTGTTATTGTTGGTTCTTGTGCATCGGCATCACTGCTAATACCAACCACACCTGGATAACTTCCAGGAATCAATGTAAGATCGTCCGCACTAGTTCTAGTTAATTGTGTAACACCACCAATAAGCCAGTTATAACTTGTAATATAGGCATATTGTCCGCGACCTTCACCTTCGATAATAGTAATTTGTTTGTTTAAGTAGTAGTCTTCATTGTTAACATCTTGGTTAGCAATTTGAATATAATCTACGCCGCCACCTTGTGCTCTATTGTTAGCATAGGTATAGTCGCCGCCACCTGCAATTGATGAATCGCCCGGATCAGTAATTCTAATTTCTGTTACAGAGCCTTGTCTAGTTTCAGTAATTTTACCAGCGGCACCTGCACCAGAACCAGTAATTGTTACTGTACCTGTGGTGTAATGCTTACCTGTGTTACTGTAACCTACAGCAAATAATTTGCTTTCGTCGTTGTAAACTTCTGCAACTTCTGCTTCTTTGGAATAGTTGTCTACTTTAGCAGTAATTGGAGTTTCGTTTTGATTAAATCCAATAGCAACAGACCCGTATTCACCATATGAGTTGTTACCGTTTGTTGCACGAACTTTACCACCATGCGTACACAAGTAACCAATGTAACAATAATATGTAAACACAGATACAAGTTCTGATAAGCCGTCACCGTTACACCAGTATCCGATACCGTCTTGAATAATTTGTGTAAAGTCGTTAGCAACAATAGATTTATTACCACCGTTGTGTAGGTCGCCGTCGACCTTCATACCAATACACCCTTGACCAAACGTTGTTACGTTTTGTACATAGGTTGATTTATTTGTAATCCAAACACTTTCATCATCTGGGCCATCACCTGGATCAAGTGCTACGAAAGCCCCTGCGTCTACACGCTTAATTAAGTACTCATCTGGATCAGTTAACTCACCTACTAATCCCGATAATGTCATGTTTCTAATACCGCAACCGTTTCTAACACGGAACATATCTTGATCAGTTGTTTCAGGGGTTGGCTCAATAAATGTTGAACGTAGTTCATCGCCAACAATAGCAACGCCTGCTGGTACACTAATAGGACATACTTCTTTATAACGCCCTGTTTTAACTAAAATTGTTGCTGGTGCTCTCGTGCCTTCATCTTCAAAGATGTAGTTACACGCATACTTAATTGTTTTAAATGGAGATGTCTGCGATAGACCTCTACCGGGTGCAGTTGAATCAATACCGTCTGGTGAAACAAAGAAAACATTTTCAGTTTTTTCTAATGCTTCCCAGTCTAGCGAATCATCAAGCATTACTTTAAGAGCATCACCTGCATCATTAATACCAAGGCGTACCGGATCTGTTCCGTCGTGTGTTCGCATATCGCCTCTATATTGTAAGACGTTAGTGTTACCGCCTTCAATAACTGGAATCCAGAAATTATCTTGTGTGTAATCTTGATCTAAATCTGGTCTTGTTCCTGATTGAGATGATGTATGTCTTTTAATACAGCGATACAATGTACCTGCGTATGTTACTATATCTCCTAAGAAATAATTGTTAACAGCCGGTGCCGCATTTACTGTAACAGTTTCTGACCAGTTACCTCTAAATCTGTCACCGTCAATTAATGTTTGCCAATAGTTATTAGAATAAATTGTTGTAACGGTACCATCATACATTCCCGAATGTGCCGCACAAACAAAATAGTTTGCTTTGTAAGCATCGCGTGGTACAAGGTAAATTACTTGTCTAGTAGTTGCTCCTGCAAAACCTGCTACATATGCCGCTCTATCTGCAACTTGTACACCGTCTAACCAGTATGTTACACCGTTGTCGGGTTCATTGTAGTTTCCGCCATCATGATGACCGTCAACTGTTGTACTAATATACAATGGGTGCGTATCATTAGAACTATCACTTTGATCAATTATATATGTGTTCGCTTCATAGAAGTTAATATCACCATCTTCAACACCGTTAACAAAATAATGATTTCCGTTTCCTGTGTTACCAACAGTGATTGCAACATTAACTGTTTCTACTTGATCGTCGGGCTCTGCACCAATATTATCTCTTAAAGAAATGTACAAGTAACCACCAAAGCGTACTACGTCACCTGTTTTATATGCTACAGCCTGATCCCAATAAGATGCCTCTTCTTGAACGTCTGGGTTTTGATTAATCTGCCCACCCATTCTATAACCTTGTGTTAGTAATTCCCAATCACCTGTATCTTGTGTAATACCGTTAATACTTGGAACACTGTTTGTATTAATTGTTAAAGATGTATAACTATATCCGCCATACTTAACAATATCACCTGGTTGATAGATTTCATTTTCATTCCAAAGAGTTTCGTATTCATAACCTGGAAGCCAAATGTTAAAGAAACTTTCTGCAAAAACTGCACCTGCCGCATGACTTGTATTACAATACCACAATGTAGGTCCGAAGCGTACAATATCACCTTGTTTATATAGGTAGTGTCTAGTGAAACTTTGATTTCCAGTTCCACCGTCTGCATTTATTGGATTTCTTTGTGCAAGTGCATCCGTTCTTGATCTATGTAATTTAAAATTGTTGCCGTCAACTAGGCTAACATAGTAGTAAGTGTTATTAGTTAAGTTAGTAGCCGCAGTGCCGTCGGTAGTATATTGTACAATGTCACCATCTTGCCAAACATGACTTGTTATTGTAATAACACCTGTGTCAATTCCTTCAGTAACTCCTGTAGCACTTCCTACCCAATGACCTTTGTATTCAATACCACTAAGGAAAACTTGCCACTTAGGAGTACCGTCCATGTCTGCTTCTAGACCAAGTGCATCGTCGTTAGCACTTTGGTGGCCAATTAGACATCTATAAACAATACCGCCATAGCGTACTAAATCGTCTTGTCTATAACGTGTTCTCGGTTGCCAATCTTTGCGCCAATCATCTGATCGTGTTACAATTTCCCATTTAGCAACATCAAGTTCAAGACCTGTAACTGTAGTTGATGATGTATGTTCAGTTTTACATTGATAAAGAATACCGTTATATTTTACAACATCACCAATTCTGTAAATAACTTGTGGTAACCATTCGTATCTCCAGTTTTGATCTGAAGCAACTAATTTCCAGTTACCAAAATCGTTAGTTCCAATTTGTCCAGGTGTTTCAATGTTAAAATATGCACCTTTACCTGTGCTGTTAACAGTTCTATCAAAGTAATAAAGTTTATCAGGTGCATTTTCCGGAACAGTCCATCTAATTTGACGTGAACTTGCCGCTCCAAATCCTGCAACATAGCCTGCGTCTGTTACTTCTGCACCATCTAAGAAATATTGAATTCCATTAGTGTAATAATCTACAAGCGGAGTATCAGCATTAATACCGTCTTCGTATAAACTAAATGCTAACGGATGTTCTTGACCGCCAAATGTAGCATTAGTAGTATCTGTTTGATCGAAATAATATGAATGACCTTTACGCAGTGTAAACTTGTTTCTTTCAAAATTTGCTACGTAAATTGCACCAGTGCTTGATTGTGAAAACCCGTCTGCTCTGTTTTCGCCTGTATCGTAACCGATAGTAATAGGAAGCGTAGTTGCAGTATCAGGAAGAACATACTCATCAGAAGTATGGCCAACAATAGCAGAGTAAACTTGTCCACCATAACGAACCATGTCGTTAACTTTGTAATATGTTCCAGGTGTCCACTGATCTACCCACTGATAACCATCTGTCATCTGTGTCCATTTAGGTAGGTCTTGATTTAGATAATCAATATAAAAATCCGGGTCTGATGTATGTCCGTTTAAACAAACAAATGTTTTACCACCGTATGAAACAATGTCGTCTTTAATATATTGCTTAGAAGCAGACCATACGCCTGTCCATCTAAACCTAATTCGATCTAATTTAAATTCAGCCATTTACTTTCCCGTTTCCTGCTTTGTTGTTGTATTTAACCATTATGGTGATACCCCCTCAGGATAATCATATTCTTGGTTTATTCTAATAACTAAGTTTCCTTCATCATCAACATAATAAACTAAATTTCTGTCGTCCCATCTAAACTGCTCATATCTTAAGTTTTCATATGTTGTAACGTGTTCTTCATCTCTACCTTCAAAGAATTCAATACCTCTTTGAAAGTCTGGATAGTTCTGTGTAGGATCGCCAGGTCTGTTTACTTGCACACCATCCGAACTTTTCATTTGGTCTGACTTTACAAGATATAATTCGCCGTCTTCACTGCGTCTTAGACCATAAAAGTATCTACTACCTTTTACGGTTTTTAGTAGTGTTCCTGCTTCTGTACCTTGATAAAAACTAGCCATTTTCTATTTCCTTACACAATATTAATAACATTACCCATGTTGCTGTGTGCTGAACATTGATAATATAATGTCGCTGGTGCACTCATTGGAACTGTAAATTCAATAACACCCGTTGATGCATTGTTGTTACTTGTTCCTGTGTTGTATGCCGCTCCACCGTTTGAAACTCTAATCTCGAATGGGTGGCCGCCACCACTGTTGTTTATAAAATAATACTTGTGACCTCTATACAAATATAGTACAGGATCGTTTGTTGTTGTTGGAAATCCAGGTCCGCTAAATGTGTAGTCTGATGTACCATTAGCACCAATTGTCCAAGTAATACTTGGAGCATTTTCTGGCTCCCAACTTGTACCATTATACGTCATTGCGTTACCAATACTTGCATTGGCTACACTAACGTTAGTTAACTCTTGTATTAAAGTTGGTGCTGGAGTTCCTGTCCAATTAATTGTTAAAACATCTCCAGTAATTTCAGTTGAAATATCTGTTCCGCCTTCAATTGCAAATGAGTCTGTTAAACTAGCGGCACTTGTTGCACCTGTATCTGCTGTAAATGTTTCCCATAAGTTTTGGTCTGTTGATTGGTCTACAACAAATTCTAATCCATCACCTGCTGAATTAACTTTAACAAATCTATTTGCCGCGCCTGTAAATGCCGCTGGCGTATCTGACAAATCTAAAAACGCACCACCAAACAATGTTGGAGTGTTTGTAAAGTTACTATAGTTTAAGAAGTATGCACTGTCAAATCCGTCAAGTGTGTCAGCATCTAAACCAGAGCCGCCTGATGCAATATCAGCACCTGGTGCCCATTGTGCACCATCCCATTTAAGAACATCACCTGTGCTTGGTGCTGAAGATGAAACGTTACTTAATGCACTAATAGCAATTCCTGAAACTTCTGAAGCGGTGATTGCACTGCTAAATTCTAATGCTGTTGCACCCGAGTTTACTCTAACAATTTGTCCGCCTGCTCCTGAAAAGTTTGTAGGTGTATCTGATAAATCAACAAATGCACTTGAGCCGCCGTCTGTAGCAACATTTCCTGGGCCCCATGTTTGAGTTGAGGCTGTATAAATTAGTGCTTGACCATCTGTTGCGCCACTAGTACTTACATCAGCAATATCAGTTAGGTCCGATGTAGTGTCTAGCATTTTAGTCCAGGAGTTGTTATGAGCGTAGTAAACACAACCGTCTGCACTAACTTTTGCTAACATACCATCATAGGTAGTAGGGTTAGGTAAATCTTCGTATGCATCGTATAAGAAGGTAACTTTGTTGTTACCTACTGATGTTGCAGGAAATGAATTTAACACACCACCTTCATTAACAACTGAAAGTTGATCACCATCTCCTAATGCTTCGTATAACTCGGTAAAGTTATTATTAATTTTTGTAGCGCCTGCCCTTAGGTTATCACCTTGTCCATCGTTGGGCAACACTCCTACGTTAACTGTTTGTTTTGTCATTTGCTACTCCTACGCTCCTATGTTTGGTCAAATGTTATATTGTTGTTATCCATTGTTAAGTTAGTGTTATCCCATTCTCTATCACTATCTGTAACTGTAATTGTATCACCAGCATAAACAACAGCACCATCGTTTGGACCTTGATTTAATCTAACTACTAGTTCGCCTTCTTCATTTACATAGTAAAATAAATTAGCATCGTCCCAACGAAATTGTTCATAATTTAAATTTTTATAAGTTAAGTTGTGTGCAGAATCTCTACCTTCAAAAAATTCTACACCTTCGTCAAACTCAACAAAGTTATCAACAGGATCACCTTCCTTATTAATAACAATATTGTCACTAAGGCTTAGTTGGTCAAGTTTACCTAAAAATAATTCTCCATCGTCGGTTCTACGTAACCCGTAGAAATAACGCTCGCCGAGATTATCTTCGATAGTTTGTGTAATTGTTTGACCTGTAAACCACTGAGATGACATATTACACTATCTCCACAAAACTCATGACGCAGTCTAAACTTGCATCAATATCTGCAACAACATAAATCGTATTTGTTGCCGCTAAAATTATTTTTTCACCACCATTTAAAACTTTTAAAGTTGAGTTAGGTGGAATAAGAATGTCTTTTAAATAAAACCCTGTTACTGATGTATCGTCGGATATTTTTACACTAGCACTTACAACAGAACTAGTTAGATTAGCCAAACTCATACCAATAACAGTTGCTCTAGTACTTGGACCTACTTCGTAGATCGGTACATCAATTGTTCCTATTTCTTTTACTACTTTATTTTTAAAAAACGTTGCCATTCTTTTATCCTATCGTAACCGCCATCTTAATTGCAATTTCTTCAGCATCTTGTGCCGACACAGCACCCGAACTACCTGCTACTGATACCCATTGTCCTGATGGATCATAAATTTCAACACGATCGTCTGCTGTGTTAAAACGCATCATTCCAGTTTCTGGTGTCGGATGTCTATTAGTTAGATCACCAACTGGAATAACAAATCCACCAGTACCTTCAATTTTAAAGTATCCAGTACCTGTTTGGGCAAGTGTTGTAACTGCACCTGCTACAGTATTAGTTATCGAATTAGCATTAAAGCCAAAGTTCTCAATGATTACTTTACCAGTACCATTTGCTAATAGGTTTAAATCTGTATTAAGGGTTACTGTTCTAACAGTATTACCTTCAATTTCAATATCGTCTACTGCTAACTTATTTACATTAAATCTAGTGCTATTAACGTCTGCAACCTGCTGTCCTGCGGCAAAAAACGTTAGTGTATCGTCGTCTGCACCCGGTGTCGACTCTGCAAGGATATATGTATCTTGGTCAACGTCTCTAATACCGTTTAGTGTAATCCAATTTCCGTCATATCCTTCAAATACATCAGTATCTGTGTTATAACGTAGCATACCTAGTTCAGGTGTGCCTGGACGTTCTAGTGTTGTACCTCTTGGTAAGCGTAAACTTCCTGTTGCGTCAATGTCTACACTTTCACTACCTGGAGATAATATAATATCATTAGTAGAACTAACAATGTTAGTTTTAAAACTTAAATCATCTATTACAATACTACCTGTACCACTAGCACGTAACTCCAGGTCTTGGTTAGTATTTGTAGTTTGAATCACATTATCGTTGATGTTAATATCATCAACTTGAATTTCTCTTGCGTATAATTTACGCCATTCGTTTGAAACAGTACCTAGTGTGTAAACACCGTCTTGGCTTGGAACAAGATTACTTGCAATACCTGCAACAATTTGAATAGTGTCTGTAACTTCATCACCAATAGTAATATTACCGCCAATAGTTACGTCACCAACAACATCTAAGTTACCTGCAATATTAACATCGTCATTAAAATATACCATTCCTGCTTGTGCATCAAAGTTTAAATCTCCGCTTAAACTTTCAATAGTATTACCGCTTAATCTAATATTGCCTGTTTGAATTTGATCGCCATTAATAATTGTAGTTGATGAACCTGTACTAAATCTTACACTTTGTAATGTATCAATGTTAAAGTTTGCATTAGTAAAGTTTACTGTACCGTCTGCTTGGTTAACATGGAAAATGTCACCAACTCTAAAATCACCTTTATGGTCAACTGAACTGTAATATACGTTTGCATTATTAAGTTTTGTAACTTCTTGACTTTGTAATACTGTTGTTGGATCATTATCTGTTTCTTTACCGTTGCCAATGTACGCAAAGTTCTGTGAAATAAGATACATGATAACACCGTTACCATCACCATACGCACCATAGTTGCCATATACACACGCACTACCAATTGAACGAACTTCACAACCAAAGTCTGAAAAGTCTGCTAGTTCAATTCCTGTTGCATAGGCACCGCCGCCAAATCCAATTGCTTGTTCAACAATAACATCATCTTCAAAAGTTGTCGAGCCGTCTGTTCCGTTAAATCTTAAAAGAATTTGTGTGTCAACATCATTTGAAACTTCATTTAATGGTGGAGTATAACTACCAAGTGTGTATCTTGCAACAGTTGAAATTCTAAAATCATCAACTTGTCCGTCCCATCCACTCGATCCGTCATATGCCGCACCAATCAATAACGGTTTAGCAGAACCTAAGTCGTCACTAAAAGTATTATCCGAGTCTACTCTAGTACCGTTAACATATAAATTAATTGTTGTACCGGATCTTGTTACAGCAATGTGAGTCCATGTTGCTGTTGAAAGTACGCCGCCACTTAGTATTTGTGTGCCGTTGTGTGTAACACTAACAGTAGCACTATCTGATTTTATATATAATCCCGAATCAACTGCTGTGCCTGCTCTTAGGTCTACTAATGATTTTGTACCTGTAACATCATTAGCATAAAACCATCCTTCAATAGTAAAATTACCTGTGCCAAAACCAAAGTCTGGATCGTTAGCAACAGAAATATAATCTCCAGTACCGTCTAATAATAGCGAACCTGTACCAAACTTTTTAATTGCAGTATCAATTTGTGCATTGTCAACAGCAACAACAGTTTTTCCGCCACGTTCATATTTTGTTTCTAGTCCAGAAACATTATTATTCAAGTAAATGTAATTTCCATCAACTTCATTAACAGTTGCATTTACAGCATTGCCTTGACTGTCTGTATAGACAAATGTTTCACCTGCTGTTGGTGTTCCAACTAGTCCACTTAATTTAGTTTTTGTACGTCCTGTACCTTTTAATCCGTTAGTACCATTCTCACCAATAATTGCTTTATCTGCAAAATATACAAATGAGTTTAACCACTCAACCCTTGCACCATTCTTTGCTAGTACACCAACACCACCTGGAACAATAAATGTTACACTGTGGAACAACATACTTGCTTCACGTGAGTTAGCAGTTGCTATTTCACCATCAATAAATGCACCGCGGCCTGCGTCACCTTGATCAAAACCTCTCGGATCACTTGCACTTGTAACACTACCTGCTGTAATTACACTAACATTTTTAATATATGGTGAACGTGTAGTAACTTCAAAGTTACTTGCAAATTTAAATGCCCATCCTGTGTTATTGATACTGTCGTAGAAGAAATCTGCAACAGTTAAATTAACTACACTTGTTTCTCCGTTTAATAAAAACGCATCATTATTATTTGTTCCTGCTGTAGGGACAATTTTTACACCTCTAACACTTTCACCAACAACAGTTACACCTGTTGGAACTGTTAAAGGAAACGTTTCTTCGTATGTCCCTGGGTAAATGTGAATAGTATCTCCAGCAGTTGCTTGGCTAAGTGCATATGACAAACTAGCAAACGGATCTTGTGGGTGTTCGCCTGAATGTGCATCGTCTCCATTTTGAGCAACGTAATAAACATTACCCGGAGTAAGTGTTAAATCTAAGTCACCAATTGTTAATCCAGCAGTTGTAATACTAGTTGCTGTTAGATCATTAAAGTAACCGTGTGACCAAATTTTAGTAGGAGTACCAATTGTGTAGGTATTAGTAACATCTGGAATAAGATCTGAGTTAATATCAGCGTTAATTACGATAGTATCTGTGTCGCTATCACCAATTGTAATATCGCCATCTGCTGTAATATTGCCGGTTGCGTGTAAATTACCTGTAATATTTGTGTCACCAAAGAAGTTTACAGTACCAGTTCCGTTTGGTCTAAACTCTAAATTCTGGTTTGTGCCTGTTGCTCTAATAGTAGCATTATCAATTTCAATATCGTCAATAATCAATTTGTCTTGATAAACAACGTGATTTGGTGTTGTGATAGTGAATACAGGCTGTGTAGTAGATATTGTATTTGTAGCACCGTCAATAGTAATATTACCAATTGGTAATGTAGTGTCTAAAATATCTAATGTTTGAATTCTTGCTGTTCCGTTTATATCGAGAGCGGTCGCAGGTGCGTTAGTGTTAACTCCTATTCGGCTATTATTAACATCTAAGTACAATAAATCCGTTTCAAAAGCGAGATCCACTCCTTGGCGAAGTAGGTTTGCCTTCAAAAGCGGACCAGATATACGACCAACTGCCACTTTATTCTCCTATAAACGGGGATCTTGTCCCTCCAACCACATTTTCATCCTTTCGGCTCTTTGCGGGTTGACCACAGTAAGTCCTGCTACGGATTGGTCTTCCATTGTAGCATTAATAGTATTTATCGTTTTTGGTTATTAGGCTAGGATAATGTTCCAAAGGAAGTTCACATCTTCAGCGTACTCTTCAGTAACAGATTCACCGCCACCTGCCGCTAAAACCCACTGTGTTCCGTTCCACGATTCTAGGAACAATTTACTAGGGTCCGTATTAAAACGTGTATGTCCTGGCTCTGGATTTGTAGGACGTTGTGCAGAAGTACCCCAAGGAACTACTAAACCACTAGGTTGATCAAATTTAACATAAGAATATATGTCTGCTAATTGGAAAGTAAACGGAGTATTTAAAGTATTAGTAATTGTACTGTTTTTAAAGTCTAGATCTTCCTGACCAATACTACCTGTTCCGTTAGAAACAAATTGAATATCTGCATTCGGTGTAGCACTTGTAAGAGTATTTCCGTCAATACTTAAAGAATTCTGCGAATCAAAACGATTAGTTGTTAATGCTGTTCCGTTTATTACACTGTTTGCATTTCCGCCTGTGTAAAATGTAAATTCGTTGTTGGATAGGTCAAGATATGTGTCTCTGTCTGAGTCATATAATCCAGGCATTACTACAGTTCCACCATTATAACCTTCAAAATTTTGATAATCTGTATTATAACGAATATCAGCAACATTGTTTGAACGCTGTTGCGAAGTTCCTACAGGTAATTGTAGTCTTGTAGTTGATGTAACTTTTAGATTTTCACCTGGAGTAAAAGTAATGTCTGCTGTATCTGTAGATATTATATTTGTTTTAGATTTTAAATCGTCAAATTTAACATATCCAGAAGCGTTAGCACGTAATTCTAGATTTTCATTTGTGTTATTAACACGAATATAGTTTTCATTAAATGTAAAACTGTCTACTTCTATTTCATTTAGGTAAGCATTTTTCCAACGTTTGTTTTCAGTTCCTAAATCGTATGTGTTATCTGCTGAAGGATAAACATTTTGATCAAACGGAGTATTAAAATCTACTGTATCTGATGCTTCATTACCAATAGTTACAAGCGAACCTCCTAGTGTAAGATTTCCTGTAAGTGTTAGTTTTTCAAATCTTGCATCAGTATTAATATTATGTACGTTTGAAGGCGATTCGAAGTATATAGGTCCAGATACTGATTTAATTTTATTAGGTGCAATTATTCTAATAGCACCAGTTTCGACATTAGCACCGTCAATATATGATGTATCTCCTTGAGGAGTTGTTACACGTAAACTAGAAAGACCTGATGCGTCAACGGTATCAGCATCAATACTAGTAGTTCCGTCTTTTAGATTTACATAAAAGTTATTACCAACTCTAAAGTTACCCATTTGGTCTTGTGAGTTAAAGTAAACTTTACCGTTGTTTAGTTCTACTGTTTCTTGACTTTGAATTGTTGTTGTATTATCATTACTAACATCATTGCCAGAACCAATATACGCAAAGTTATGCGAAATAAGATATGCTAAACACTCATCACCATCTGCAACAATACCATAGTTACCGTAAATACTTGCTGAACCTATTGATCGTAGTTCTGCTCCTTTAGCAAGTGTACTATCTGAACGCCATCTACCTGTTCCGTTTTGCAAATAATAAGAACGATTAGCAAAATATGTAAAAGAATTTAACCATTCAACTCTAACACCGTTGATAAGAGTAATACAATCTACTCCAGGTGTAATAAAAGTTACACTATGGAATAATGCACTTGCTTCTTTTGTTTCATGGTCGCAAACACTTCCGTCAAACAATGCACCTTTGCCTGCATCTCCACTATTAAAACCTCTTGGGTCACTTGCACTTGTAGCACTTCCGTGTGTAATTACAGTTACGTTTCTAATATAAGGTGAACGTGTACTTACTCTCATGTCACCTGCAAAACGAAAACCATAACCTTTATCATTTACATTGTCATAATAAAAATCTTTTACAGTTACATTTTCAACTGTGCTTTCGCCATTTAGTAAAAATGCGTCTTCGCTTTGATTATCTGTTGTAGGACGAATAATTACATTACGCAAATCTTGTCCTTTTACAGTAACACCTGCTGGAACTTCTAATGGAAATTCTTCTTCGTAATCTCCTGTATTAATAAAAACAGTATCTCCTGCTTGTGCTTGACTTAACGCATACTTAATACTGCCTAAAGGACCTTGTGGACTTGTGCCACGTCTTGTATTATCGCCATTTACAGCAACATACCATATATTTCCTTGTGAAAGTGTAACTTCAATTCCATCAATAGTTACGTTTTCTGCACTAATAACATTATTAACTAATAAATTTGTAGTGTTATAATTAAATCGTTGTGCGTCTGTACCAATATCCCAAGTGTTTGTTACATCAGGTGTTAGATTACCTTCAATGTCGCCTCGAAATGCTACATTGTCTTCATCACCATCTCCACCAATAAGGATACTGCCATCAAATGTAATGTTACCAGTAGCATGAACACTGCCATTGACATTAACTGTTTGACCTGCTGTAATAATTTCATTAGTACCTACTCCGTTTGGAACAAAATTAATATCACCGTTTGTTACATGAGTTCCAACATAGTTGTCATTAATTTCAATAGTAGGAGTTTGTAAGCCGCCTGTTGTTACACTGCCGCCGGCATGATTAAGATAAATGTTTCCTGATATTGTGCTTATGCCATTTGGACCAAATGTTAAGTCGCCGATGTTTAGTTGATTTGTAATTTCTAAGTCATATCCAGTACTACGTGCTTTTAGTGTACCGTTAACTGTAAAATCACGAGGGCGAGTAACCGTATTGATACCAATCTTGCCATCGGTATGTCCGATATAAAGCAAGTCTGTTTCAAATGCTAGATCTGTTTCTCTTAATAGGTTTCTACTGAGTAGTGGACCTGATATTTTACCTAGAGACATTATAACCCTCCATACAAGTATTTATTGGATTTACTTGTCGAAGTTATGTAGGACTGTTACTGATTTGCCGTTTGGAATTGCTGAAAGGAATTTAATATACCAACCATCAGCATATGGTGAATTAGGACCTGCTAAGTTTCCTGATGAACTTTGTTCTAGTGTGTAGTTTGTTGTTGAAATTTGTAGTACGTTTTCAACTAGCACCAGTACTGCTTGTGCAGATGTTGGAACTGGGTAAGAAGTGTCATTTGCATTTAGAGGACCAAATACAGTTTCAACACCGTCGCCTGTTCCTAAATCTTGTTGTGTAATAGGTGTTGGTTCTTTAAGTCTAATTTCTTTCCATACACCGTTATCATAAAATTCAACACTGTTATTTGTAGTGTTAAAACGCATCATACCTAATGCTGGAGAACTAGGTCTATCAGCATCAGCACCAACTGGTACTGTTATAGCCGCTTTCGATCTAAGTTCAAAAACACCGTTTGCATTATAAAATGCACCTTTGCCTCTAAACACTCCGCGTCTATTTGTGGTTTGTGCTTTTAGAAATTTCATTACACTTCCAAGAAACTTACTGTTGCCGCTAAGTTGTAAGGTGCTTGGCCTGTAAGAATAATTCTATCGCCTTCACCTAAAACCATCTTTTCAGTGTCAAACGTAAAACTATCTGAACCTGCTACACTAACTTGTTTGGCAATTTGTGTTTGTGCGCCAACTGTAATAGCACCGTTAGCAACATCTGATGGTACAAAATATAAATCAAAAGTTGAATCATTTGCCCCTGTTAAATCTTCTGCGGCAGTATTACATACAACCAATGTGAGGATTGCATACTGTTTACCTGCTGGAACAGTAATAATTGCTTGTTGTGTATTATCTACTAAAATATTTTTTATAGCCATCGTAATATTTATCCTTATAGTAGATACCCATATAATAGGGCTCTATTTCTACTAATTAATTCGTCGTTTGTATTATTTGTATTTACAAAATATAAGCCTGTGTTTCCTGTTCCTTCTGACTTAGCATAAATTTTAACACCGTCAGTTGGAGCCGATGGGTCAGTAACAGGGTCATCTGTTCCAGGCGTTTCTGTAATTTGCAGTACATCGTTAATTTTAACTGTACCAGTACCTGGAGCATCTAGTATAAGATCGCCGTTACTTACAGTACCAGCAATAGTTTGTCCTGTAATTCTTAAATCGTTTAATTCAATTCTGTCTGGATAGTATGTTGCAATAATAGAACTATCCATCATAAAATCAACTCGGCTTAATAGTGTACCGTCACCTGAGTCAGTAACTTCAACCATTGTGTTGCCGTCATTAATTCTTCTAATTTGTAAATCGTCTAGTGTTCTACTAACTAAATCATCAACATAACGCTTGTTAGTAAGATGGCCTTCATCTGTTGTATTAAGTGCATATTGTCCTGAATCGCCAACAACAAATACAGGATTGTCATTAGTATTAATATATAAAGAACTGCCACCTGTTTGAATACTTGGTGCTCTTAAACCTAAATATTCGCCATTAGTTTTCTTTAGTACCCATGTACCAAAAGATTGAACTGCCGGAGCATTTGGATTAATATATTCTAATGTTTCGTCAAAAATTAATTGGGCATCATCTGCTGTGCCTCTATCAATTTCAATTCCTGCCGTACCTTCACCTACACCATTACCAGTTTCGCCTTTGTTAAGCGTAATAATATTATCTTCAATGTCTAAGTTTGTAGTGTTTACAGTTGTAGTTTCACCATCAATGCGTAAGTCGCCTGTGATATGAACTTCACCAAGACCTGCGCCGGTATCTAAAGTAATAGTTCCGCTTTCTTGAACTTTAACTGTATAATCACCATTTGGTACTGTTAAAAACTTTGACATTCTAAATCCTTAAAATAAGTGGGGGATTGCTCCCCCACTAAGTGCCTTATGCGTCGTCTGTGAAATCGTCATCAGTAACTGAAGCCGCGTCGTCTGTTTCACCAGCCTCTTCAACTTGTACTGCACCGTCAACAGCCGAAGTACTATAATTCCAAGCAATTGATGTTCCGTCTAATGCGTTTGAACCAGTTGCACTTGGAGCAACTACAGTAACTTTATGTCCTGCAATTTTGCTTACACCGTAAGTTTCGCCGTCGTCACCTTTAACTGAAATAGCCATTTCGCCTGCCGCTAATGCCGCTGGTAATTTACCAGTAGTAAGAACGCAAGTATATTCAGTGTCCGAAGCACCTAAAGGCGCAACAACAAAACGCTTTGAACCTTTTTGTTTTACAATGTGACCTTCTACAACAGATGAACCGTCGTTGAAGTTAACTTTAATTTCGTTGCCTCCAGCAGTTGGTTCGCCGAAGTATCTTTTGTTTAGTGGTCTTCCCATTTGTTTTCTCCTATAAAGTAGTCCTATCCGGGTTCTATCCGGTACGCTGTGGGTAACAGCATAAGTCCGCCACATTATGCGGCACACTATCTGACACAAGTATTTATCTCAATGCTGTAATTGGTGATTTATTTCTACGTACTGTTAAATTTATGAAATCTCTAATGAAATCAAAGCGTGTTGCTAAAAGTCCAAATAGTTCTGCATTTAGACCTTCTTGTACAAGCGTATACGAACTTTTTCCTATATCTGAATAGTAACGCACACTTATTCCATATTCAGGAAAAACACCAGTAACAAACAAGCAACTATCACCTAGTTCTTTTGCTGTGTAATTGTATGGACGTTTAAGTTTTAAAAACTCTTGTGCAAATGTAGTTTGTGGAAGAAAATTTGGTTTGTCTATCTTGTCTGCAAGAAGCATTACTACGTAGGCTTCGATTTCTAATGGTAAATCAAAACCAGTAGTTGATTGTGCCTCTCGGACAATGTCGTAAAAGGCCGATGTGTATTCGTCCCTCATACTAATATTTAGTCATAAAAAAAGACTTGGAAAGTCTCCCCGCCAAGTCTTTTTAGTAAAGCAAATTAGGGAGGACTTGGTTACACCTCCAAGCACGGACCGGAATACCATTCCTAAACCGCACAACCTAACCCCGCTAGTGACTGCGATGTGAGCCTGCCTATTTCTAGTACAAACCCTGGGTACCACCCCTGGCTAGTCAAGTTAGACCCTTCTGGTAAAGGCCTCTTCCTTGCACTAATATTAAGAGTTAATTAATCTCCTAATGCTTATAATACTAATATAACAAATGTTTGTGAAAAAAGCAACCGTTTATTTGTCCAAAATAGGAATTAATTGCGTTTCTCTGTCCAAAAATTTATAATCTACTTTAACTGGTTGCATTATTTCTAAGTGATCAAATACTGTTCTTGGATCAAAACTGCTACAACTATAAACGTCAAGTTGGATTAAAGAAGGATTGTCTTCATCCCAAATGTGCATTGCTAGATGACTTGTTTCAATAACTGCAAATGCTGTGATCCCTCTGTTGCCTGCCATTTTACAATAACTTGCAACTGGACCGTATAGTTCTTTCATGTTGATTTTTTTAATTAGACTTCTTAAAAACTTGCGAGCCTTGTTTCGATTAATTATTGGCTTTTCAACTTCTGCTCTGATAATCAAATGTTTATGCTCCAACATATGTGCTTCCTTGTTCACGGAATTCAACCGTAAAAAAAGGGCGACCGAAGCCGCCCTTTCCCGTTTTGCTACGTGTTCTCTATTAAGAGAATGTTACGTTTGAGATCGCTACTTTAGCCAAGTAGTCTGCCGCATTACCAAGTGATGATGCTGTGTTGTTTAACTCAACATAACCATATCTTGTCATGAAACTTACTACTGGTTCAAAAGTAGATGGATCTAGTACAACGCCTGAAGACATTAACGGAATGTATGGGCAGTAGAATGCCGCCGCATCTGCTTCAGATGAACCTTTGTAACCAACTAGAACAGCAGTATCATCTGCTGAATAAGCGTTTACGTAGATTTTCATAGCACCGTTTAAAGTACCTGCTAACTTAGTGTTAGTTGGTGCTTCAAAAGTACCTTCTGTTGTACGAGCGAACGCTGAAGTAGTAGCAGATTGTAGGATTGTTAGTGCCTGTGGAGACACAACAGCCCAGTTACCTGCGCCACGTCTTGTACGCTGTGCGATCTTGTTAGCCGCTCTGTTAATAAGAACAGCCAATGCCGCGTGTTCATCGCCTACGAATGTAGCCGTACCTGAAACTGCCGCTTGATTGTAAGTCTCTTCAGATGGTGCTAAAGAGTTAAGAGATGCTAACACCTCTTGATCAATTTCTGCGGTAATTTCTTGTGCTAAAGCGGCCATAATTTCCGCTTCAACGTCGATGCCTTGCTGTGCTTGAGCATCCTGTGCTGATTCAAAAGTCCAACGAGCACTCAATTTACGAGTTTTCGCTTCAACTGTTTGTTTCAAGATTTGGATGTTCAAACGCTTACCTGCTGTACCTTCTAAAGTAGCAGTAGCATCTGCTTTACCTGCGTCTGAGCCAGCCGCGTCACCTGAGTAGCCTAGGGCTAACTTGAATGGTGATAAAGCCTCTTCACCCGCTGTTGCGTCGTCTGCTGTATCAGCATAACGTACACGTAGAGTGTGAATTTGGCCAACTGGGCCAGTCATTGGTTGTACACCAACGATTTCGTTTGCAATGACGGTTGGCATAACACGTCTAATTACTGGTAGGATAACTCTGTTAAGAGTTGCAACATTACCTGCTGAAGTAGCGCCTGCTGTTGCTGTCTCTGCCAAATACTTTTTAGTATTTTCTAGAGTAGCGGACATAACAGACTTCTTGTTGCCTTGAAGGCCTTCAAGTAATGCGCTCTTGGTTTCCTGCCAGCGACTTTCTAATAGTTCTGACATTTTTTTCTCCTTATATGTTTAATCCTGCAAGTCGTCTAATGTCTACAACATTGTCGATGGTTGCAGAATTACTTGCGCCGTTACTAACGTTAGTTTCTTTATTGCCTGTTACTTCAATTGCCTCGGTAAGTGTTGCCTTCTTCTTAGCCAGAGTGTTACCTTCAATTACTGATGGTAGATACTTGTCAAACTGTTTTTGGATATTAGCAGTTTGTACAGACTCTAGTAAGTCTATCATAATCTCTTTCTGTTCTCTGCTTAAAGGTGCAGTTAACTCAGAAATTAATTCTTTTCTTTTTGCAGAATCTTTTTCAGAAGCAATTTCTGCTTCTTTAGATTCAACTAAGCGTGTTTTTTCTTCAGCAGTTGCTTTTGCTTCTGCTAATTGCTTATCTTTCAACTCAACTACTTTCATCAATTTAGCAGTTTCTGATTTCTCATTCAAATATGAATGTGAATACTCTTCTGCAAATGTTTCAAATAGTTTACGTCCAAAGTCGTTCTTACGAGCCGCATCAATGTCTTCCTTAAGAGCAGTAATCTCTTTAGAAAGCGTTTTAGCAACTGTAGATTCAACAACTTTAGCACCCTTCTTGATGAAGGATTCTTTGACAGTGTCAAGATGTTTCTTTGCTTCACGGATTAGTCGAACTTTTGTTTCTGCAAGATCTTTTTTATCTTCGTGGAACTCTGCGATTTCCTTTGCTAAAGCCTCTACAACAAATTCCTCAAGTTTGCCAAATTTTTCTGACATTGCTTTTTGGTCTTCGTGTAGTTCAGAGACTTCTTTGCCAAGTTGAGAAACAACAAAGTTTTTAAGTAGATCTGCGTTTTCACGCATTGCTACATGGTACTTTGCTCTCGCTTCAGCAAGTTTGGAACGGTCATCAGCAAATTCTTTAATTTCTTCACTTAATTTGTCATCAAGCATTTTTTCCACGGCTTCAACCATAACGGCCTTGTCGTGCTCATACTTTTGTGCAAACTCTTCGCGAAGTTCTGCTGTTACCTGCATACGGTTTTCTGTAACCCTATTATTCCATGCCTCTTCGATGTCGGCTTTAACTTCTTCTGAAATAGCATTGTTTTCAAAGAGTGATTTCAGTGCGTCCAACATCTTGTTCTCCTTATTTTAATCCTTTGATGATGTTTACTAAGGATTCTTTTAAAAATCTTTGTGCCTTTTTATCTTCATGAACTTCGCGAGCCAAATTAAATGCCTTATACCCACCTGTGGTATTCATCAAATGCTCGTAAATCGGTGTTGGATACGCACCTGGAGCAGATGGTTGGGCAACAATGTCTACAGTGATTATTTCGAAATCACTCACATTGTTCTCCTCATTAACGTTACCAGAGCCCCTTGATGAAACTCCTAATTTTACTCCGCTTTCAAGCATTGTTTTAACTAGTTGTCCCATAGGGGTTGGTAATATTTTAAGTTTTCCGTAACCATTAGGACCGTCCATCCACATCTCAGTAATCATATGAGAAACACGGTCTAGGTTAATATTGAGTCCTTCTGGATGATCAACCTCGCCGAGAACACTATAACCTCCGCTAATCTGATCGTTGAGAGTATTGACAGCCCTACTAATTTCGCTTACAGGATATACACGTTGGTTAGCGTTACGAACGCCACCTTGAATGCAGATGCCTTTTAAGTGAAGGTCTTTACCTTCATTAGTAGACTCAATGACCAATTTTGCCTGGTCGAATGTCAAGTTCTCACGTAAATGGTTTGTCATCATTTAACAAGTCCTCAATTAGGAGCCAACAACAGATTTCTTGTCAACACCTTTTTCGCCTGCGCCTTTTTTCTCAGCGCCGTGGCCTTTGCTGTTTGCAGTCATCGATTTAGATGCTTTGCCGCCTGGAACGTTTACGTTACCTGCGTTATCTTCTTTTGCAGAGTCTGCTTTAGCAGATTCTTTTGCATCTTCACCTTTTGCGATATTAGCAGTAGTACCGCCCATATCGTTTTTATTAGCAACTACAGATTTTTTATTGTCTGCACCTTCTGAGTTAGAAGGAGAAGAAACTTTGTTTACGTACTCACGCATCATTTCTGATTGTGATTTAGTTCCTTCATATGCTGGTACTGCGTCTACAGCAAGTTCGGAAGTAGGATCAATCGCCTCTTCCTCTGCTTCTTCATCACCTTCTTCGTCGCCCATGTCCATTTCAGCGTCGTCGCCTTCGCCTTCATCTTCATCGCCGCCTTTATCTGACATCATTTTTTCAAATTCTGCCTTAAGGTCATCAAGAGCATCTTCTAAGTCAACAACACGGTCTTCAATTTCTTCTTCGCCGCCTTCGTCGTCGCCTTCTTCGTCACCACCTTCAATATCAGACATCATGTCATCTGTTGGGTCACCGCCCATGTCATCGCCTGCTTCAGGGGTTAATTCTACTGGAATATCTTCTGCAACTTCTTCATCGTCTGAAGATTCGTCAACTTCTTCATCATCTGATTCGTCAACTTCTTCGTCTTTTGCTTCATCAACTTCTTCATCATCTGAAGACTCATCAACTTCTTCGTCAGTTGCTTCGTTAGTTTCTTCGTCGTCTGAAGACTCATCAACTTCTTCGTCTTTTTCTTCAGCAACGTCTAACTCTTCTAGATCATCTTCTAAAAGATTTTCATAAATTTGTCTGGATTTTTCAACTACAATCTCATGGAACAGTTCTTCTGCACCTTTGCGATCTTCATTGACTAATTTTTCGAGCATTTCCTCGAATTTATTACGGTCTGCCATTTTAGATCCTCCTATAAGTTTAAATATGGTAAGGCTGTCAATAATATTTACATATTATTAGAAATATACGTGGAAAATAGGCTCAAAATGCGAGTTTTTGAAACCCGAGTGTGATTTTAGTTGAATTTTCGTATAAATTCATCTACTGTCATATGTGTTAAGTTGCCAAAATTAGTTAAACTTTTAGGGATAAAAATCTCTCCTTCTGGTACTACTCTTATATATCTCTTTCTGCTATTTCTTTGCAATATAATGCCAACTTGGCGTTCCCAGTTGCCAAAATATGTAGCAGGATCAGTAGGTCTTTTATAGTTTAAAGTGCCTGCAAATAGGTTATTAACTTTATCGCCACCGTCGCCGCTACCTGTAGTTCCTTTAAAATCAAACCCTAAAATATATATAACTTCGTGTCCGTGCTCTGTTGCTAAGTCTAGTGCTGTAGGTCCTGAACTCCAGCCTTTTGACGGGTTCATTATGTGTAATCCGCGGATATCTTTAAAGGTTTTGCTGTGGTTAGTGTATACTTTATGTGTTTGTTGCCAACCCGTTTTTGCTATTTCTAGCACCATTTTGGCATCTACAGCAATTAGATAGTCGGGTTCAAAGTCTCTGTAAACTGCATTACAGGCATATACTTTTCCAAACTGTTTAAGGGGTTCTAACTGTATAGGTTTTCTGCTAGTTCCGTTGCCTAGCACAAACGCTGTTGACATACCATCACCTTATACTTCAGGTTGAGATGCAATTCCATACATTTGTCTTACAAAATGTAATTCTTTTTTCTGTTCTTCGTTATGGTATTCTGATGCTCGTCTTGCTTTGTTAATTTGACGTAGCGTTAGGCGTGTTTTACGTGTGTCAGAGTCATCAACAATAGACTCGTCATCTCTCGGATCGTAAGACTTGTCTTCGACCGGTTCCATTGTTTCTTTATCAAAATAATAAAACTCACGTAGTATCATAAAACTATTTATCCTATTGTGCTGGAGGCGTTGCGCCGCCTGCGCCACCGCCTAATGGTGTACCTGTTGTTGTATCTGGTGGAGCACCTGCACCGCCATCAACTGGAGCCGGTTCAGCATTTGGATCAACATCTTCAGCGCCGCCTACATCAGCATCCATACCTGCACCACTAATACCTACGCCACGCATCTCACCAGCGGCTTCAGTTGGTAGTGGAGTTAAGTTTTCATCATTTTCTTCACGCCATAGTCTTTCGTTTTCTGCAACTTCTTCTGCACTTAGTCCTAAGAAACGTTGTAGTGCAAATCTATTAGATAAGAAAGGTACTGCTTGAATTTGTGTAAAGGTTGGAATTCTTACATTGTCAAGTTCTGATTGTCTGTAAGAAGCAAAGTTCATTGGTTCTTGTAGTTGAACATCAAACATACTAATGTCTACGTTCATACCTTTTTCTAACAAGTAACGTTTAAACTCTTGATTAAATTGTTCAATAACTAGATTTTGTAAACGTTCACAGTATTTGTTAAAACGTAGTTCTTGAATATATGCTGTACCAACTCTACCATCATTGTACTGACTTTGTCCTTCGTCTTGTGCCGCTGTAGGCAAATAAGAACTAGGAATACGTAAACCTCTAATAAGTTTATTAGTAAAGTATTTTAAGTCATCAATTTCACCTAGGTTAGTACCACCTGGCAATGTTTCAACTTTAGAACCTCTACCTTCTGCTGTTTGTGGGAAGAAGTAATCTTCGTTTGTTGATAATGGATTGTACGCACTATCAATAACACTTGTTGAACCACCAGTTGCTGATGGAATACGTCTTTGATGAATTTCTGTTTTAACACGCTCAACAAATTGCATTGCTAAGTGTGATGGCATATTACCCACGTCAATGTAGAACACACGTCTTTCTGGTGCTCTTTGTGTACGGTAAATGATAATAGCATCTTCAAGTAATTCTTTTTGTTTGTAAACTTTAAAAATAGATTCTAACAGTGAGTTACCAAATGGATAGTTGTTATCTAATCCTTCTGATAGTGACAAGTGTATAACGTGTTCTGCGTCAATTGCATACTCTTGTTGATTTGTTGTAAATCTTGATCCGGACTGTGACGAACCAACATTACCTACCATACCTTGTGATCCGCCTGCTTGATAACCTGTACTTGGTTGTGAAGCACCGCCGCCTGTTACATTTCCTGATGTAACATATGGATCAGTAATTACTTGATCTCTAAAGTTAAAGTTAATATCTTTAATAATATATTGTTCAGGCTTTTTACCGTCGGATTCGTTTACAATAATACGTGAAACTTTTGCAGGATCAACATGATACCATTTTTTAGTTTCTGGATCTCTTACAAAGAATGCATCACCGTATTTGAATACATTACGTAAAATGCGGAACATTTTAGTGTCAAACTTTTGCAGTTTACTCCACTGTAACAAGTATTGACTTAGAATTTTTACTTCTGAATTAGTTGCTTGTTTATTAAAGTGTAAATGAAAATTAGTTTCGTTAGTTGGATTTTTCTGTGAGCAAAACTCTGCTAAAATATCTAGTGCCGCATTAACTTCTGAATCGTTATCCATTACATTGTATTGGCCGTAACGTTCAACACGGTTAGGTGAACCTACATAAACGTCCGGTAGGTACGATGAATAATTTGATCGTGCAGGACCTGGTTCGGTTCCGCCTTGTCCACTAAATGGACTCATATTCCCCATGCCATTATTACCGACAGGGGCATTTGTAAAATATCTTTTCCAACTCATTTATAGTGCGCCTTTTAACATATCGTTCATCAATGCTCTTGTTAAAGCGTTATTTTTTGCTGATAATCTATTGGATTCAGCCATTAATGCAACCAATTGTGATAAATCTGCATTACTATTTACCGCAGTTTGTATAGCCTCGGCTCCAGTCTGGCTGTTATCTGGCATTGAAGGTTTTTTAACCTCAGGCATTTTAGTTTCATCTTTTGCGAGTACTGTATTTGCATTTGCTGTTGGTCTAGTAGGTCTATCATTTCCAGTTTTTGGTACAGTATACCCTTGGTCAACTAGTGCATTAATCTCCGCCGGAGACATACCTGCTACTTCGTCCATTGTAAGGGCTCTTGGTTTACCACCTACAGATTCTGATAATTTTTTCCTTTTCTTCTCTTCGGCTTTTTCAAGTTCGTCTTCGTCATCGCCGCCAAACCAATTTAACGGATTTAGTTTTTTCAATTTGTTCCAAACCCAACCAATGGTATCGCCAATCCAACCAAACATAGTCATTAATCCGTCTACAATTGGACTAATAATTGGCTCAATTTTATCCCATAACCAACTGAATGTATCTCCAATCCATCCAAACATTCCTTTGTAAATATCCCAGATTGCACTAATCAAAGGTTTGATTACGTCCCAGAGTGCTGATGCAGTATTTCCAATCCATTCGAATACACCTTTCAACATATCCCATGCCGCGCCAAACCATTCTTTAATAGTTTCCCAACCAAATATTGCGGCTAGTGCGCCAGCAATAGCAAGGAATGGTGCAATTATTGGGCCAATGACAGCACCTAACATCATAGATAACGCAACCCCGGCAAACGCACCAAGTAGTCCAACAATAGCACTAACAAAGTATTCACTAAGTTTAGGACCTATTGACTCCATTAATCCGTCCCACATCGCTCCTAGACCTGGACTAATTTTTTCTTCCCAAAGTTTACCTAGGAACGATTGTAATTTTTGTACAATGTTAGTTCCTTCAGCATCTGCCCAAGCACCTTTAACCCACTTCATAAAGTCCTCGGCCCATTTTAATCCTTCTTGCAAGAATTCGTCCATCTTGCTCATGCCGTTTTCGCCTTTGTCAGTAAACCAACCTAAGAAGTCGCCCATGTATTTTTGTAAGTTTTGGAACAACCCACTTTCAAGGAAAGTTTTCATTAACTGGGCTCTTGCACCTTCAATGGCGTTTTCCATGTTAGCAAGATTTTCTGTAACTTTTTCTCTATCCTTTTGTTCTTTTTCTGCTTGTTTAAAATCGTAGGATTTACTTAAGAATTTTTTAGTGTCACTTAAACCATTAAGCAACTCGCCCATGCCTGCTTTGCCTGCTAGTGCAGATACACCAGCCGCTCCCATGCCATCAGCAAATTCTACAATTCGTGGCATTAAATCTTTTAATCTCTTTTGATATTCTTCTTGACCAATTTCACCTCGGCCCATTTGTTCTTGGAGTTCACTCAACCCATCAACGTTGGCCGCTAACATTTGACCTAATGGTGTTTGTGCTACACCGTCTGCTAAGTCGCCGAACGCATTAGCGAAACCTGGTAGTTCTGATTGAACAAAAGCCATATTATTTTCAAAGTTTTTAAGATTTTGTCCTTCTAACTTTGATTTAAGAACAAGTATATTTGCTTCTTCTTGTTGTTGTTTTAATAGTGCTTCTGCTTCTTTACGTGATTTACCTGTTACTTTAGCAAGTTGATCAATTTGTTCTAGATATGCTTCTGATCCTGCTTGTAGTTCTGCTTGGCTCATTCCAGCAAGTCTACCTTGACGTGCCTGCATTTCAATATATTCAGCAGTGTGTTCGTTTAATGATTCCATGGTATAACCCATACCAAAGAATCCTTTTTCACTGTTTCTTACATTTTTAATTAACGAACCAAATTGACTAGCACCTTCAGTAACTGTGCCTCCTAAGAACTGCATTCTTTCAGAGTTGCCACCAACAAACTCTGCAAATTTTCCATGCCCAGACCTGCATTGGCCGCGGCAAGGTTCATTTTTGCAATGTCGTTACCAAACGAAGCACCTACTTCAGATAAACTTCGCCAAGTGTCGATTTGCCCTTCGAGTATCCCTAGTAATCCAGAGAGTGCATTTCCAACAAGCGGAATATGCTGGGCAAAGTCACTAAGTCTATTTCCGCCAACAAGTAGTTCTTTACCCAAATTCATTGCAGAACTAGCAACACTCATAAATCCGTCAAGGATTGCACCGCCTATAGATTTTAGTCCTGCTTGAAAATCTTGTAATGCATTAGTAGTGCCTTTGATACCTTTACTAAACTTGCCTAGATCTTTAGTAAGTCCTGTAAGTACCTGAGAGGGGTTACCGCCGGCTCCGCCACCGCCGCTACTTGCTCCGCCACCACCCAAACCGCCTTTGCCTTGGCCTTTTAAAACTCTTAATATCTCTTTAAGAGTGGCTTCTTCTGCGGCATTTTGGGCTTGTACGTTACCTACGCCTGGAATATCAACATTTACTGCCATTAATTAACTACTCACTTTATAAGACACTATAAATACTTGTGCTACTATTATTTAGCAGGAGAAGAAAACATGGCAGATAATACTATGTCCGGAGGTTATAACAATACAATAGGTATGAATCCACAGGGTGGAACACCTATTCAACCAGCCGGCGCCAACCCATTGGCAAAACACTTTAGACAGGCAAAGATCTATCTAAGGTTGCCATCTGGTGGTAAATGGTGGCCAGAAGGATCAATTGATATGCCTGAAAATGGTGAGTTACCAGTTTATTCAATGACTGCCAAGGACGAATTAGTCCTAAAAACTCCAGATGCACTAATAAATGGCCAAGCAACAGCAACTTTAATGCAAAGTTGTATACCAAACATTAAAAATGCTTTTCATTGTCCAAGTATCGATCTTGATGCAATTCTTATTGCAATTCGTATTGCTACTTACGGTGAAACAATGGCTATTACATCAAAAGTTCCAAATACCGAAATTGAAAAAGATTTTGATATTAATCTAGTACAATTATTAGATACTATTGTAGAACGAAAGTTTCCAGAAACGTTTACTACAGAAGGTTTTACATTTAAACTAAGACCTATTTCGTATAAAACATTTACTGAAATGTCTATCAAGAGTATGGAACAATCTCGTGTTGTTGCGTCCATTCAAGATTCTAAGATGACTGATTCAGAAAAAATGTCGAAGTTTGATGCTTCATTTAAACTGTTATCAGAAATGAATCTTAATATTGTTGTAGATCAAGTTGTTTATGTACAATATGGACATGACGAACCAGTAACAGATCCAAAACACATCAAAGACTTTTTTGCTAACGCAGACAGTATTATTTTTGAAAGAATCAAAGATCATATTGAAAAAGTTAGAAGTGATTTTGCACTACCTCCGTTTGAAACGGAAACAACAGTTGAGGAACGAGAAGCAGGCGCACCATTAAAATTTGAAGTGCCTATTACGTTTGATCAATCAAATTTTTTCGCTCGCAGATAACACACTGGCCTCTTGACAAGATTATCCAGCGTTCTAAAGAAATGGAAAAAGAATGCAAACAGATAAAACACGACTTGTTAAAGATAGTGTGGTATATGCGAGGCGGAGTATCAATTACTGAAGCATACGACTTTGGTCCCGAAGAACGAGAAATAGTTAGTAAGATTGTTGAAGATAATCTAGAAACAACTAAAAAGAGCAATATGCCTTTCTTTTAGGCAGTTGCTCCTTTTTGGAATCTTTGTTCTGGACGTTTCATTGCCGCTTGTGCTTGTTTAGAAACTAACTTTTTACCCACTTTTGCTTGTTGAGCATCTTTAGTACCTGCTGTTACACCGGGTGAAGTTAATTGATCTTTTACAAGTTTAGCAACATTTGCTTTTTGAATTTCTTTAGCAAGTTCTTCTAGATCAGGTCTGCCTAGTCCTTGTGTATCAGAACTTACAGATTTGCCAGTTGACATATCAACCCACGACTGGCCTAACCAAATATGATCCTGACCATTTGCTTGTCTAACAAGTCCAATATTGCGACCATCTCTATTTGCTTCAATAGCACCATCAAGTGCAGGATTCTTAGGATCAACTAAGCCGGCATCTTTTCTAACCCATTTTGCAATTTCGTCCTTAGTAGCACGTCTTTCTCCTGAAGATGCTGTTGCAGTAGCACCGCCACCTTGACCACCGCTTGTTGACGCTGTATCAGCGTTAGAATCGCCATCTGTAGGTGCTCCTACTGGATTGCCTG